GTAGTGGCGCGAAGGTTGCAGCCCCAAGAAACTGGGTTCGGGCTCTTGCTCAGAATACGCCGAGCTTTCAAGAAGAAGGTGTACGATTGCCCGTTAGCGGCCACGATTGCTGTGGGAACCGTTGCAAACGCGCCAAAAGCAATCTGGCTATATGCCGCAGTGACAGTCACAGTACCACTGAGATTCCATTCAGTATACCGCATGCCGTTCTCAACGCCAATTTCGTTCAGCGTGAATTTAAGGCCTGCGTTACCTGGCGTCGTATTCCAGTCGAGCCAATGGTTGCCCAAAGGAGGCGACGATTGTCCAACAAGAGCTTCACCACCGAAGAACTCACTATTCGGGATCACGTTTACGGGAGACGCTATGAGATTACCCTCTCTGTCGAACTGTGTGGTTACAGCGGTATAGGGCAGAGTAAACGAAACGTCGTCACCAAAAGCACCTGTATTGAGCACTTGCGAAACAAGGTCAATAGAGTAAGCCTTAGGTTGTGTAACAACCGGCAATGGCTCACGAAGCATCGGCAGCGTCTTTTGGCTGAAGTTGGCCAAATTGGGTAGAACAAGCTCCATCTGACTCTCAGGTACACCCCACCACTTCAACATCGTGGCTACGTACTGATCCGCGCTTGTGGTCGGGATAAGACGACCTTGATCTGCGTCATTCACAGAATTGGTAGCAAAGTCAGGCGGTGTTCCGAAGAGCTGACCGCCGAGAACAGAGCCTCCCATCACAAGTGCATGTCCACCCCAACCGTGGTCAGACCCATCGTTGTTTTGCTTAAGGGCACGACCGAAATCAGATTGAGTATAGAGAGCGACGTTCTCCTGCAGGCCGAGTTGACCAAGCGCAGCCCAAAAAGCGCCCAAGGCTGCATCGAGAGCTGCCAAACGAGGACCATAGTTAGCAGCCAGACCATCATGATCATCCCATCCTGAGATTGATACGAAGAAAGTATCCCTTCTATGGCCCATATTGGAGCGGCTCAACAGAACACGAGCAACCATTGCAAGTTGACCTCCAAGGTTACCGTAAGCAGTACTCAAACCTGTAAAGGTAGTAGTAACCGGAGCAGGTAAGGCTTGGAGGTTAGTTGTGATAGCTGCTTGTTTCTTTACCGAAGAACCAACCGCACCTGCAAATAAGGCCTGGCGCTCGTTGTCCCAAACTTGACGCGTTCTGGCAGGTGTGAGGTAAGTACCGGGAGCGTTGGTTGCGCTAGCGGTTGCGGATGTAGGTCCGCTGGTATTCAAGTCATTAGAGCGGCTCTCGTAGCCTTGCATCTGAAGTGGACGACCAGCGATCGAGAATTGGCCACCGATATCATCAACAGCGCTGAAGTTGAAGAACTCGCCAACCAAATCATCAGCACGCCCCATATAACCGTTGACAGGATTCTTTGCCAGGATCGGAAGGGCTTGCCAGAGAGCTTGTTGGCTGTTGTGAGCGTAGAGCTGAGTAGGCAATGTGACAGTATTAGCCTTATACTGCGCACGCGTTGTCGGTTGAGCCAACAAACCAACATTCATCAAGACGCCAAGCTTACCGGCATCGAAGATGGATTTCACATTGGTCATGCTGGGGTGCACGCCCCACTCTGCCGTTAATGGGAGCTCAGTACCTGCAGTAATTGCCAGAGTACCACGTTGTAAATCGTAATGAATACGATTAGCCGAGCCATCACGCGGGATGATCATGTTATGGGAGTCATTGCCACCAAACAAGAAAACGCACACAAGGGCTCTGTAATCGTTACCTGTCCTGCCTGTCTCTGCTTCCACAGCAGCTACAGCCTCAGGGCTTCTGTAACTTATTGGTTTAGCCATAAAAATCCTTACAGTTGTACGAAGTAGTCCGGCGAGTTAGAGGTGATCAACAGGCAACCTGTTGCACGAGCCTCTTGAAGCGCTGTCGTACCGCTACCGATAGCCACTGCATTCGCAACAAGATCTGCTCTAAGGCCTGCCGACATTTTACCGCCGCACATTAAGAGATTGACACGCTGCACAAGCTCGTCAGGAGTACCTGTGAGAGGCAGCATAGAATAGTCACTCTTCATGACGTTGGCACCAGCGGTATCACTAGGTTTACCCGCATTAATCAGCACCAAAAGGCGGTTCATGCAACGCAGTAACAAGACCTCAGACCACATCTGCATTTCAGGGGCAAGTCCGTTAGAGACCTCCAGTTCAGGCGGCACATACAATGGATCGTAGGCGCTGAAAATACTAGGTTGTGTACGGAAAGCGGTTGGGCCGAAATCCCCTACGTACGTGCCAGAGAAACCATCCGATGCGATAGCCACAAAGCCAGTGCTACCAATACGCCCGAACGAACGGATGTGATTGGCGAACACGTCAAATCCATCACGAACTCGACCAAAGCCCTTGTTATAGCGTCCGTCGCTACTGGCCTCAGGGTCTGTCAGGATAGCCATCCAAACAGCCTTCATGTCACCCCTGACACCCTTACCATTATCTGCGAATGCGTGAGCCACACGTGAGATGTAGCCAGGAGAAGGGTTACTGGTAACCATGCTCTGAATCATGCGAATAGCAAAGAAAGGCGCTGTGTTAGGGTGATTAAACAGAGCGTCATGCAACATCGTCAAACAAGCTTCTGGCTCAGTGTTCTCAGGTACATCGAGCAGACCACCTAAAGCACGCTTAGGACCGTATTCATACTCAGGCAGATAGTGCTTAAGTCTGACTTCAGGGTCAGCCATCATGTCGTCGTAGTCACCAGTACCGATCGCACCATTGAAACGAGTATCTCCGGAAGCAGTCTTCAGATCATAGCGTTCGTACGGAGGAGCGAAATTCCACCGCGTCATCCCGGTCAAGCAGCGAGCAACTTGTCGTATGTCGTCGTTAGAATACGTGGGAATGGGATTACCTGCAGCGTCCAGCTTCAAAGAACCGTCCATGTTCAACTGAACAAGACCAATACTGAAAAGCTGCATGATCTCACGAGCGTAGTTCTCGTCAGGCTGTCGCTCCCCAGAGGCCTTTTTGTTCGCGTAGTACGTCAACATCAGGCTCATGTGTGGCGAATAGGTGATGCTTTCAATAAGATCACGCCAGTTACCGAACACATGGTTGTTGATGCGGTCAAGCCAAGACATCCAAGCAGCCCAACGACCCGGATCTTGGAAAGTACCAGCGATCGTAATGACGAAAAGCTTGTTAAGAACATGCAGGCACTTCATGCGAAGGGCCGGTTCTTGCATATAACCAGTAAGCCAGGCGCGCTCGGTCTCAATGCTTTTGTCAAACACCGCAGTATCCGTCAAGGCTTGATCCACCCAGCAGCGTGAGGCGAACGTCTTGGATAAGGGCTTAGCCATCTCTGCAAGCATCCAAGCACGCTTAGAGCCTAACGTTGTCAAAGCCGAAATCTCTGCGTAGGTAGGGCCGAGAGTGGCTTTTTGTAGGAAACCTGCAGACTGCTCATCGGTGGTAACCCGATCAAAAACAGAAGGATCTGCAACGCTGTACTTCCTGATAATCTCAGGGTCGCTCTCAGGGCCACCTGTTTCGGTAAGACCACGAAGATCAATCTCACTACCATCTGCATTACGAAAGCCTGCAAACTTTCCATCGGCTGCGTAGACAACCTCAACACCACCAGCACCGGTCTTGTTGAAAAGGTTCTTGAAGTCTTCTGCAGAACCGACGAAACGCTCTTTAGTAACACTATTGTATGCGGTAATTGTCAAGCCGCTGTTATTCTCAACAGTCCAGTTTGACGGCGCGGCTCGCATTTCGAGTTCTTTTGCTGTATACATGTATATTCCTAAGGTTTAAAGCCGTGCTTGACAGCCCACTCGAATATTGTTAAACCTAAGAACGTAAAAACCATAAAGACGAGGCCTATCAGACTCTTTTCGATTATTGCAGTCTGGAAGGCTTCCCTACGAGCTTCACGCTTAAGTGCTAATTTCACGAATTGAGACTCCTCAGGTGTCAGAATATGACCTCTAATAGCCTCTTGTACAGCATCTCTGACAACCGTTCTTATGTGACTGTCGAGTACTGTGAATTCCTTTGCTGAAAGAATTTGTGCTTCATTTTCAGAATCTGCCATTTACATTTCTGCCTACCACTTTAGTACCTTGCTCAACAGGGAAGTGCCACTCGGTACCATATCTAATACCGTCTGAGAAATGTTCTACACCCTCGGACTTATCGATCACGGCGACATCTAAATTAGTGTCTGCCCATTTGGTACGCTCCATGGATCTCACTACGCCAGGTACTCTTGTTTTAGAGAAGAACATCTGCACACCACCTACAGCAGACTTCAAGCGCCGATTAACCGCCTGTACACTATCAACAATAGGCGGTGCTTTAGGTCTGGCAAGGCATTGGATACCGTAGGACTCTAAGATGGAGAAGTCAGTACGACCAACAGGTGCTGATGTCTTACGTGCTCTTCCAGAAGGATCGGGGTATGCAAATATTCGATGCCCCTTGTATGTCTCCTTAAGGACTTGAGCCAAAGTTTCTGTATCGGGATGCCCTTTGAATTCATCCAAAAAGTGCATCTGATGACCTCTCAAAGCGAAGGCCGAAGTACACTGTAATCCGACGTTAAAGTCAATATTCAAGTGCACATCTTCGCCGAGCTGGTCTCCGTAGGGTGGTAGAAAATAAGGCAAGTCGTCTCGTAGATGCACAGATCTATCGAAACAGTAGAAAACGCTATTACCAGAGTCTTTGAAGGAGGCCAGATACTCCGACGCAAACTCAATGGGATCCATAATGGCTCTATTACGCTCGATTTCCTCAGGGTCCAGCAAGGGACTCGTAGTGTGATCGAACATGTAAGACTTCCATTCCTTATCCGTTTCTTGGTAGTTGAAAAGGTCGTAAAAGAAGTTGTAGCCCTTAGGAGTGCTTATGAAAAGTGCACTTCCAGGGCGTCTTGCACCGTAACGTTTGGCGTGTCGCTTGGACCATCGAGTGACGATACACGGTTTGATAACCGAGTTCCAAGCGTCTTTAGGCTTGATACCCTTCTTGCATGAGGACACCTCATCCCAGATAACTAGGTATGCACCTTTACCACGCATACGTTCAACGGCTTCGTATGACAGCAGTCTAAGCTCCACATTGTTACGAAACCAAAATCTGCCTAAATCGCGCGATGATTTAAGAGCTTCGGCTTCAAGACCCATGTCATAGGCTAACAACGGGTAGTAAATGTCTGTTACTTGATCATATGTTGGGGCTATGATCCACACAATTTTGTTAGGAACCCAAAAAGGCAGATCGAGTAACTCGTATACAGCTGTAGAGCCGATAGTCGCGGCTAGATACGACTTACCCCATCCACGAGAGCAATCCACGACAGGGTAGCGGCATGTTTGATTAACGATTAAATCTTCGTATACCTGGGATTGACCCCAGTGCAAAGACACTTCATTGTCCATTTTCTATGTACCCAAATCCAGATTCTTCAAAGTCATCCGGGTCGTCTTCAGTAGGGCCGCCTGCAGTGTACACATCACCCTGTTTATGTAACTTAACCACAAGACCTCCGGACTTCTGTTTGTGAGCATTCGGATCCTCGTTTTCAGGGACACGACCATACCCATACCTCAAGAGCTCCTTAGCTATACCTTGAAGTTGTTCTTCCATTTTCATAAGAACCTCATAACTAAAGGTTCTCGGCTTACCATTACCTAGCAGTTCGATCCTAGTGCCAGCACGAATCTGTTTGTAGTGAGTAATCTCTTCTTCCAGTCTAGTGTATTGACCGACGAGCTTCTCAATGGGGTCAAAACGTAGTTGTTTTAACCGGGACACAGATCTCTGAGCACCACGAACGTATGTAGAAACACCACGTTCTCCACGACCACTAGGCTGTTTATCGTCCACGATGTAGTCTAAATCCACGTTCATCACCTCAACAAAATCATCGGCTTAGCGCCACCTCGAAAGTCATTCTCGGAATATATCTCGAAAGCACATTACTCAAATTGCAATCTCAACGCTTACGTAAGTTCATTATCTATGTATTTAGAACTAATAACAACTATTATAGAGAGTTATTGATCTTTATAACAAAACAACAATAATAAACAAAAGTATTTTATCGACATTGAACATGACATCAACAATGTACATTCTTTAATATAATGTCGTCGATATGACGTATATCGTTAATTTAACGGGTTCGACAACCTCAACTCACTTAGTTGTGGATGCCTTTTGGAGGGCCTCACCAACAGCACCTATAAGCTCTTCTGAAATGGCTTGCATAAGGTAAGCCTCAAACTCAAGAGAGGGTTTAGATTCTCCAATAAAGCGCATTAGGTCTTGCTTGATATGAGTCGCTTCATGAACCATCAGGCCACAGATACCTATAGGGTTATCTTTAAGTCTGGCTATGTTGTCGGGGTCATAAGCGTTGAAGCACACTACTGAACAGCCCTTACCTCTGTTAGACACAAAGTGGTGTGTTCTAGCATGAGCTCCGTCCAGCCATACACCAACGTCTTGAATACCCATCTTCTTTAGTGTCTTCATGAACTCCTTTTCTGTACATACTAGCCCATAATAGTAGTTGAAAGAAAGCCGGTTGTTTAGCCATTTGATCATAGAAAAAAAAAAATAAATTGAGGGCACCTCCACAGAAACCCTGTTAAGGGCTCCCATGGAGGTGTGTTTGTCAAACTTCAGCTGTAGCAGCATCCGTGATGATGGTCGGACTAAGCGTCTCGACTTGTTCCAATTGGTAGGATTGAGAACTGACGCAGAAAGAGAGCAAATATTTCTTATAGCTGATTTCAACTACTGCAGGAAAACTAGCGGTGACGTACGCACCAACAAAGTTTTGGAATGCGGTATTGGCCTCTCGCATTTGAGCACGTGCTTGCTCATGTTCAGCCGAAATCCGTTCAAGATTATCTTTTGCTTGATTAAGCCTGTAGATCACATCAAATAAAGAAGTCATTTGTACTCACAAAGTGTGTTACCCTTACCACGTGCTTTTACAGCATCAGCGTTAAGGTCTCGCCAGAAGGCTAATCGAGCCTCAAATTTGTCTTCAGATACGCTATCGTACTCTTCCCACTCAGTCCAATAGGTGGCTGTGCTAAAATGACAGCCGTTATAACAACGTCTTTGAGGGTCGTTGTTATACTCTATGAACTTGCGCCTGTATATTACTCTGTTCTTTGTCCTAGCGGCATCGGCAAAGTCTTCATAAGCCTGATCAGAATTACCGCTCATTCCCATACTCCAACATGACTAAAACTACCATCGGCCTCGAATACAAACTCAGCTAACGAGCTGGCATAGCCCTTTACCTTTGCCTGAGGTTTCTCAAAAGTTAGATGTGTAGCCTTACTTTCACTGATAGTTGTCTCTGGCTCTAATCCAAAGTCTTTACATAACGCTTGAAACTTCTCTAGATCAGTCATTTGACGAAGGCCTGTATATAACGAACAACACCGTGTTCATTGGTAGATATGTTGAGAGTGCCATGCAGACGCCACCCCATTCGCATCTTGAAGTTACATTGCTCTTCAAAGATAGGCCTGTCAATACCTTCAACAATGCAGAAGTAATTGGCCTCAGACATGATTGTATAACTTTATGTCGATACCTAGAGCGTTGCATTGTTCTAGGAAATCCAAGTTTTGAGAAGTACCTCTGACAATATCAGCAAACTTGCCGATACAGATTGAAGGAGACCCTCCTAGCTGATATCGAGGGTGAGTTTCTTGTGACCAGAGATTGTAACCTACTACTGGCATGACGCCTGGGTAGATCGTAAACTCTACGAACATATTTCAAACTCTTCTTTTCGAAATACGTGCCAGCCAAAGCCTAGCGCGTCCCTAGGAGGTTCGTCGGGGAGTTGTTGTGTTGGAAAGCGTGAATGAGGCTCGTACTCAAGTACACTTTGAAATGGATGTCCCGATCTAGTAAGCTTGCGATCATCAAACTGAGCCAGCACGTGCGATTCTTCCGGAGGAAACCGCAGCAAGGCGCTCTTCCCGACTAAGTGGGAGACCGTTCCCACGTAAATTCCTTGAGTCAAAAAGAATCTCCTCAATTTTAAGACGAACGACTTCTACCTGCAGGTCTTGTAGTCGACCAAAGCACTTGTACATGTCCTCAGCAATCTGTTTATAATCGTCGTCATGCTTTGTTAAGTAGAAGAACACCTCCTTGCCAAGAAGAGGATCTCCATCAATAGCAGATGTTTTCCACCCAAACAGCTCAGCAATTTGCTTCCCAACGTCTGCGTGTCTATTATGTAACGTGATATGGCACTCAAAGCTCATTTGGACCACTCCTTACCATCATATGGACAAAGCTTTTGAGACGGGCAGCAATCACAGTATTCAGGCCTTACGCTAAATTGCTGGCCTCCCAAGATGCAGCCCCAAGGACTTGGAGGCTCACTACTCCAGTGAGGCTTTACAGGAATGTGGTTAGCAGCCAGCGTACAAAATGCTTGAAGTTCGTCACGCTCTTTACCTACACGTACGGCTTTCTCGGACTTGAGTTTAAGATATTCAGTTTCAGTTAGTAAGTATTGCATGGTTATCCAAAGTTGGTTAAGGGTTCTCACCTTACGCAGCTCTTACAAATACTACAGAGCCTCTGTTTACGCTGATGTCAATTCTACTGTGTCAGCTCGCAGTTGAAAGATGGCGGTCACCACTCGCCCAGGTAATTGACCAACCTGCATGAACCTCTAGGTGAGAGTATCTGTGACTACGGCGTTTTTGAAGATCTGGGCTTCCTGCTCAGCGCGTTTCGCATCGAACAAGTTAAGACCTTCAGCTACAAGCGCGGAATATTCAGGCGACACAAACTTAGCCTTTTCAGTGAGCAATTCTGAAGCGCTGGTGATGTCTGCAATAGCGTCGAATTGCTGCGCCGCGTACATAGACTTGACTAAAGCAACCACAACACGATAATGCATTTTCGCTGTGTCGCTCAGATCCTCGTACGATACTGCATCGGGAGTGAGTTTCAAAACTATCCAGCCAACATGCTGATAACGATTATGGATCTGCTCAAAAGACTTGAAGTTCAAAGCAATCTCGTAGACAACGTCTGAGAGCTTTGCTTTAGTCCCTAAAGGAAGATCCTGCCATTGCTTGAAGGCAGTAGCGCCTAAGGCTCTCAACACTTCATGGCACGTGAAAGCAATTTGTTCAAAAGAATCCATTTATCTCCTTACTGTAGCGATAATTACTAGGACTACGATAGCCGCTAACAAACCGAAGAAGAAAGCCCTGAGCTCGTCAGGTGTAAAGCACGTCACCCGAAGTCCCTCCTGTGTACCAAAAGACCAATCCAGTAATAACCGTCGTCCATAGGGCCAACGCAGCCGCTGTCATCGATTGAAGGATCCCACATGTAGTGTTTCCCTCGCATAACAACAGAATGGCCACCGTTACGAGAGTTACAGCCGACCAAGACGTAAAGGTCCTGGAAGAAGCTCTCCAAGTAACCTTTGAATGCCTCAACAGAAGGGCTCTCGATTGGAAATTCAACAAAGTGCAGACCGTGGCCCTCACTGACAAGCCAGCTATTGAGATGTTCGTGAGCGAGTTGAGCTGAGCGCTCTTGACTCCAAACAGCCTCAAAGAAGTGAGGGACGCTATCTCTGTCTAGATTCAAGACACATGCTACAGATGTCCTGAAACAGTCTCCAATGTTGCCCTTCTCAATGTTGTGGCGATACTTCTGCTTTTGCTCACGCATTTAGGGGTTGATCCTATAGGGGATGTCGCGACCGTAAGTCTTTGCGATAGCGAGCTCCCAGGGAAGAATACAGTTTGCTCCATGACTCAAGAACAGAGTCTCAAGCAGTTCCAATGCAGATTTGGCATGAGCCTCTTCTGTGAAGTAACCCGTATCCCGCGACCCTGGTTCAAAGCCGCAAGTGGTTCCAAGGTAGTAACCAGCAGGAGTTTTGAGAACCTTAAGCTCTGAATACTCATCAGCCTCATCCGGGGATATGATCCCCAGACCCATGAGATTGATAACTTGAAGTGACTTCATTACTTGAGCCCAAGCATGGTTTGTGAATTACCGAGATTGTGGGTAGGCAATGCACCATTCCACTTCTCAATCCACTTGAGTTGAACGTATTCGGCACCGCCTTGGCTTTTGACAGCCTCAGCAATCACACGAGTTGCAGCCGCCTCAGCGTTAGCAGCAGCGACACGAGACTCGCCTTCAGTCTTGATCCGATCCAGCTCGTGACGGGCCTTAAGAGCACGTTGTTCGGCAACTACCTTTTCGTCAACCGATGCTGCGAAGGATGGTGCAAAACGGAAATTAACCACATTCACATCAAGAATTGAGATGTTGTGATCTTTCACCTTAGCCCGGAGGCTCTTGACCACGCTGTCGCGAACGCTAGTTCGCTTGGTGATAAGCTCTTCGGCACTGTGGTTAGCCGCAACAGCCTTAAAAACTTCTTCTACAGCAGGGTTCAGAATTCGCCAGGCCAGCGTGTCCACGTCTCGATAGTTACGGAAGACTTCAATTGCTGCAGTCTCTTCCACTTTGTAGACGATTGCAAGCTTAACATTGACGCTTTGGAGGTCCTTGGTGCCGGCGTCAACATTCTGTGCGTCATATGTACGGGGCTGCACAATCAACGCGTTCGCCTTCTCAATAAATGGAAACTTGAGATGAGGGCCCTCTTGATAAACACGCTCGGAGACACTACCGAGGCGAGTCAGCAGTGTGACAGTACCAGGCTGCGTTACAAAGAAACTGCTGAATAACGCCACAACGGCGAAGATAGAAAGAACTGCGATGGAGAACCACTTGATGTAAGTGCGCATATTTAGACTCGCTTGAGAAGATTGAGAATGAGTTGACTGGGATTTTTCATCTCAGTGTTGAAGTGGGTACGTCGCTCAAATCTATTGATACGACGGCCCTCAGGGTTTTGACGAACATACTTACTGCTGTTATGACGACGCCATGCTTTCATTTGTGAACTTTCTCAAAGTTTTGTAGACCGTGGGGTGAACCACGATAGTGTGATCTTCAATCACGTAAGACTGCCCCGGCTTGAGGTTGTTGTGGTAGCCCAGGAAGCTCTTCGACCACGTGTTTATTTCATCACGAAAGCCAGGAGGCCAGGGTACGCCAGGTATCAACTCCTCAGGGAGTGTGTATTTTGGTGAGTCTTCCGACACAACAACTCGATACCCAGACCACATCATCCGTGAAGACTCTCAGAGAAGTTTTGAGTAACAACGTGCCCTTCAGGTGTGTCACCTCCGAATGCTTCCAAAGCGTTCATCAGTACAGCTTTTGGGTTGTCATCAATCCACACATTTACCTCGATGCCTAGCTGCTTAGTATACGTCATCTTAGCCTTGCGGCCAGTAGCGATAATTTCAGCAGATATGCCCTGAGCAAATCCCTGCATAACTTGATCGATCTCGCTGGGATACCGCATCGTGACAATGTAGATCTTATAGATCTTCGCCAGCATAACTGCTGCTGTGAACCACTGACCCACACTCTCAGTGACAGTCCCGTCCCAATCAAGAGCCAATACAGGCTTCGGGGTTTCATCCATGATTACGGTATCCATGAAGATACTTCTACCTACGTTAAGTTTTGCTGCTAACACTGTTTGCAGGCCTATGCGTGAACCATTGCCTGCCCGAAAAGACTTCAATTCCGCCGTCGTTGTACTCAAAGAATGCTCCAACACCCTCATGAAAAGGGCCTGTCCAAGAGTTGATCATTTGCCGGTGAGGCGTAGTGTTGCGCTCGCGTTGAGTCAAGCCTTCGAGGTATGAAGGCTCTTTGATGCTGCTTGAAGTTGTCGACATGTTGCGTAATTCCAATTACCTAAGTGATCTTCGATCTTAGAGCCCAGCGCTGCATCAAACTCACGAGCTCTATTGTAGTCTGACGCTGCACGTAACTTTGTCATGTAGTACTTGAGAACACTTGCGTTATCTGTATCAGAGATCTCGTAATAGTGGTCATTGAATTGCAGAGCGAACTTAACACGCATAGCGTCGTGTTCGATTGCGAACTTGTAAGATGGCGAGCCAGCTTTAACAGCAAACCTGGCGGTCTGAAATTCGTTCAAACCAGGTATACAGAAGAGAGCTCTATAGAGCGCCACTTGAGAAACTGCTTTAAGCATGTAGGCCTCAAGCTTGCTGTCGTCTTTGGGCGGTTGTTTACGCTCGATAAAGTACGTCACAGAGCCCGGCTTGAAAATCTCATCAAACGAATAGAAGATCTCATGATCCCTATAGGCCACTGAGCTGACCATTTCAAGAAAGGGACCTAGCTTCTCAGACGCAGCATACGTATTGCCTTTTATTTGGGACTCCGTTGGAACCCAAGTTGTTCGCTTCTTCCCGTAATGTCGATAGTGATAGTTCAATTGCGCTGCTGAAAGTTTAACCAACAGAGCCGCTGACCATTTCATCATTGTTGCCTCAGGCTTTCGCTTTTGAGTTTAGCCAATAAATCCCGCGTCTGTCTACTAGCCATAAGATCAATGATAGGCGCAATAGACATCTTCTTCGCTTTTGCAATTTGAATTGCTTCTTCGGGGGAGTCACAGAAGATTCTACAAATTTCTTGACGATTGTACTCGTCTCGTACGGAAAAACAAATACGGTTCACTGACGTAGTGTGTACATCAGGAAACTTGCGAAGACCTAGAGAATGATTCGTTGCCATAAATCCCAGTAGTTGTTGATGGCTTTACCTTTAGACCTGGCATACTTTACGCAATGCGCAGTTCCGCTAACAATTTTGTAGTTGTAGAAAGCAAAGATGGCCGACGTATTGTCAACCATCCAAACATTTCTGGACAACATTAGTTCTTTTGCGTAACTTATTTCATTTGAAGTATAAACCACCTCAGAGTTAGACAGGACCCACTCGTACTCTTTCTTTTGAGCATCACTCCACAATTCATGCTGCTTCGCGAAAGGTATAGCAGCTCGGTGTGGGATCCCCATCTCGATGGCTTCTCTAGCAACAGCAATGTCCCACCCTAGCGCAACACCTGTTGTAACTGACGACGGCGCCTCTACCAACAAAGCGGCTGCCGCCACCCTTCGCAGCGCTGATTCAACCTTCGGAGTACCGTTCAAAGATTTGAGACGGTGACCCGTTGTACACTTTGAAACTCTCCTGGATGCATTGAGCGATGCTTGTAGCTCTGATTTCACCGACCACATCGATTATTTCTTTCCTGTCGGCAAGGCCGTCTAAGAATTCTGTTTCGGACAACAGACCTGGATCATCTGTGCGCTTGGCAAGATTACGACGTACATAATGCGTTGTTGCGTGGTACACTTTAAAGCCTTCTCGCTTTGAAAAACAAGGTTCGCCTATGAATGCTCCACACAGACTGCACGCTGCGCGGATCACTGATCTATCTGTTCGAAGGTATCTTCCCCGAAGTGATGGATCCTTAACAAAGATAAAACTAGGGTAACGAGACTCGAAAGCAACTAGTGCAATTGAGTTCATAAATGAAACTTACCTCGCCAATGTGGTGGTGTGTCTACAATACCTCGTCGACTATGACGCCCAAGCCTTCTCAAAAGGTCAACGACTGACAAGAAATCAGTAGCGTCCATCCGGTACGTTGTTACGTAATCGGTACCCTTTGCATGCCCAACAACCAAGACGAGGTTATCTCCATTGGGACTTAAATCAACATGGTGGGAGAAATGTTCCCGGAGGAATATCTCTGTAGCCTCAGCCCTATGCTTTAAACGCTGGAGGTCGTCGGAGACTAAACGGAAGCTCGTAGATGAACTCAAAAGAGTCTCTGCAAGCCTCGTCATAACTTGTTGAATCGTTGAGGACCACCAACAAGCGAAACGCTTTTTCATACTTGGCTTTGAGTCGGTCATAAGTTGCAGGTTCCGTTGTTTGGTAGTCTACCATGCGACGCATGTTTTCGCGCACATCCTCTTCTTTGACAAAACACGCAATCTTGTCAGATACCACTTGTTCAATGTATCGAGGATAGCTATAGCCGTCATGGTGCGTCAAGTGCCACAAGACATTTATTAACCGTACCGGAAAGCCCATGTCAAGCAGCGCCTTGAAGGATATTGCTTCTGGGAAATCTTCTACAAGATCGTGCATGCACCCTGCTGATAGGATGATGGGGTCTGAAGTCTTCAAGCTGAGGTTGGACATCACGCGCATAGAGTGCATGATCCAAGGTTTCCCCAACTTATCAGCCTTTCCTCGTGCTATTGCAGCTGTGACAGAGATAGCTGTTTCAAGAAGGTCTTTCATATTTGCCTTTAGGGTCTGGGTGTAGGAAGATGGTGGCGTTGTTGGTTCTCGCTCGGATCACGTCTGTACTTGTTTGCTGGAGATTATGACACAGTCAGTGGGAGCCACTTTGTAGAGTCTCATAAGTGCTACAGCGTCTATGTAGTGAAGCTGTCCGTCTGTTTCACTTCTAACATAACCTGGGCAGATAGCATATTTAGGCATCATGATGGTTGGTCCGACCAAGAGGATTCGAACCTCTGACCTGCGGATTAGAAGTCCGCTGCTCTATCCAGCTGAGCTATGGTCGGTTGTGTTAGGGTTTTAAACCTTCTTTAAGCATTTTTTCAGCTTCAAGCACTGCTTCGGCGTGAACGTAAATCCGCATAGTCTCGTCTTTGTTGACAGCAACGAGAAGCTCCAGAACACCTGCCCCATATTCTGTCTTAGCCGGCGATGGCATCCATTTAAAAGAGGTTTGTTGGGCCAACAGATAGTTGCACAAAATCTCTTTCAAAAGTTGCGGCGTGCACGGCTGGTTCCACTCAAAACCTCTCGGTAGCAATCTACAAATTTCTGGCAGATTCATGGCAAACTCACAGTGATTACCGTCGGATCAGTCTTATGTGCGGAAACTTTATAACCGTTACCAATAGCCCACTGCTGAACGATGTCGAGCACCTCGGGTAATTGAACAACGGTTACGTCAGCAAAGTCACCCTTCTCAACCTGGTCAAGAAAGACTGTGGTGATTCGTGCAGCTTCCTTAGCAAAAGCTTGCTGAACACGAAGATTAGATAGTGCGCGGACGAGGGACATTATCGCTCCAATAGTTTAGAACATTGTTGATGTTTTCACGAGCCATCCAAAGTATAGGCTCATTGTACAGCTTACGCGTATACGCTTCTATTACCGCTAGGCGTGCCATTTCCCAAGCAACTTTGCTTTCATCACTTAGTGGACGTAAACTACGCAACCAAACATAAGAGCCAGAAGTGACTACGGGTTTGGTATCGCGAAGCTTCTTGGCGCCACCAACCGCAAAACGCAAGTAGTCTAAATTGACCATATTTTCAAAGATCAGCGAAGAGTCAGGTCGCTTTACAAGGCTCGCTCCGAGTAACACGTAGTAATAGTTTGGTGAGTTCTGTAAACGAGTTACAAGTTGTCCAACGCGTGTGTGGTTGAGGTCTAGCTCACCCCTTCGAAATAGCGGTTTCATTTATCGGGCTCAGTTCAAATAAAGAGTAGACGATCTGGCCAACAAAAAGCTTGCCTGGTATTCGACGTTCTATTGCGAAGTTAGCAGCCTCGTCAGGAGTGTCGAAAGGTGTGAAGTTGGTTACATTCTCAACAGTGTCCGGCTTACGCCAGTACAGACTGCCTTGTATGTAGTGCAGTCCTTCACCGTCGCTGTTTTGTATAAAGAAGGTCGATAATGATTTCATATATCGTCTGGGTACATGCCACCAGGGACAGGGTCGTTCTCGTCAGGCAGATGGTTTAATGAAACCATCGGTTCGGTCCATATACTTGAAAACTGAGTCGCTCCCGGATACTCTTTTTGAGCTTCCTCGACCGTGCTGAATGTACCTTTGTACGTCTTTTTAGGCTGTCCTTCCAGGACACCGGACGTGTACTCGGACCACTCAAGTACATCAACTGTTTCATCGGAATTTCGTCGCAGAGTGTGGTACATAAAGTGTTGTTGATTGGAGCAAGCTGCCGTACTTTTGTCTTACAGCTAGCTCACAAGTGAAAAGGTCAATTACTCCTACTCGAATGTTATTGATCAGTAGTATCGTGTGAAAGTGAATGGCTAATCTCCCAAAACACTGTTAATCTAAACCACTCATCATAGGCTGCCTTAGGCGACCTGCCAAACGCCACAACACCGTTTTGATAGGATAGGCAACGCCAACTCTTGATTGTGCGAACAAACCTGATCTTTGGTTTAAACATATTTGGTGCCGTCTGTCGGATTCGAACCGACGACCTCTCGCTTACAAGGCGATTGCTCTACCGCTGGAGCTAAGACGGCTTTCTCAAATGAGGCGGGATGAAAGAAGATGGAAAGGGAGTATCATATTCATAAGACACGGGGTTGTCGATTGGTGGTACAATAGATAAAGAGACTCCGAGCTCTGCAAGCATACTGGATAGCTTTTCAAAATCCAGAAAAGCAACCACAGTCGTCTTTGTCTCACCATTTTCTCTAATGCGATTGAAGATTCTTTCCGCAGCTACTGGGTGGCAGCTGAAGTCCATTAGTACGCTTTGAAAATCTTCTAGACTGGTCGGTAGACCTCTGAAAGATAGCCCTACACCTGCGTCTTCTCGGTATGGCCACTTTTCAGTGTACAACTTTCCAAAGTTGGGCTGACTCATTCTCTGATAACTGCTTGAGAAATCGGCTCATGCATGATACGCTCATACAAGCCTTCCATACCGTGTTTCTTCAAACCCTCGGCTAGCGTTTTTAGCTTTAACATGTGGATTTGTTCAGTCGAGAGCACGTGGTAAGCCACGCTGCAAACTCGCTCAACCGTCCAGCCCTGCTCAAAGCCTTGGTCATTACGAGTTATGAAGATCGTGGGCTCGACGTATCTTGCAGGGCTTCTGCCAATACGCACTACGGAGAAATGATCTAAAGCGGCTAGAAATTCATTGCTTAGTTTCATTAACCAACTCCAATACAAGACCTACGACAGACCGCTCTATTTTAGCAGCCACCGAAAGATCGATATCTTTGACATGACTAGTGATTACGAATGCGCGTTCGATTGCTAGCCTGTAGTGTGGGTATGAAAGCCGTTTTAATTCTTGATAAGCGTCAGATGTCGACACGTTCGGCGTTCTTTATAAGATGCTGCAAGAGGTAGTAGCTGGCCTGGTAATCAGCAGCGCTTATTCCAAATTCTTCTTTGAACTGTTCTCTATCAATGTGCTCAAAGATATACTGTGGCAAGCCCGCGCGTAGCACGCGAAAAGTCGTTTCTCCGCGTTTCATTATGAGCCAGTCTTGACGCTTTACCCTAGCCCAACCAAGGCAAATGTCTTTTCTGTTTACATATCGTTTGACGGGCATATCGATGACTTCGTTTTGTTTTGAGCATCGATGTTTGTCAATATCATCTGTTTCCCAGTCAAGCTGCACAAAGCAATTTTTTGCATACCCAGTAACGGCTGTCATGACTTGAGCCCATTTTTAAGAATCCTTTCCTTAGCGTTGGGATACAACTTTTCGTAGTTTGGGTCTGGGTCGCCAAGCATGTACTTTGAACCCGATGTTGTGTGCACGAACACTTCTATTGCATACGCAGGACCTTCTAGCCTGACTAAAACGGCATCGCCTAGCTGTGAAGTGACAGAAGTAATAGGGGAAGTGGTTATGTCAGAGCCATCTTCGAAATTAGGGTGGTTGAATACAAATCCTTTTAGTGAGAAACTTTGCCTTTCAGGGGCTGTGTAGACATCACCGTTTGGAACGATTCCCCAGCATTCGAGCCGTAGACAGTTGTTCGTCGTTTCCAAACTTGGTTTCGGGCCATCCATTGCGTGTCCTTATTTCATCACGTTGTACAAAAGCATCTCGGATATCCAACTTAAGGTTATCAATAAATTCTTGCTGTTGCGGTGATAACCCGTTATACCAGAGTAACTCATTGGTAACAATAGCTGAGTAGTGTCTTTGCATTTAAATGGAGGGCCGAAGCCCTCCTCCGAATTAACGGTTGTTCTTGCCGGGATAAGTGCCGATCGGAACGATCTTGTTGGTGATGGGATCGCGGTAAGTGGTGCGCTTGACACCGTCCTTGGCCAACTGAGCAGCCATGGCGGAATCCTTAGCGCGCTTACGACCCGCAGTACCACCAGCCTTCTTTGCACCCATAATGAAGCTCCTTTGTTAAGTTAAATTAGCTTCATTTTCACCTCCTTTAAGTTGTTTAAGTGACATCTACAGTCTATGACTGCCGCGTAGTCTGCGGTAACAGTGGTAGCTACAACACTGGCCTTCGCTTCCAGATAGGCGCCAGCACAATACGTGGAATGCGGACTCTAGTCGTTCTCTGGAAATTTAGATGTCACTTGTCGATAAACCAGCCAAGACCGATTTGCTTGAGCTTAGGTAGCGGAAGAATCTTCTGCTCAAATACAGCGAGCATCGATTTGTAGATGCTTGCAGGAACCTCGGGCAGCTGTCGCACCTCTTGTGAAACGACAATAGCTGCCGAAGAGCAGTCTGCTTTGAACTCGGTTTCAAAGAGCTGACCCTCGATGTTCTTGAACATCTCAACTTTAGTTGCCATTTGTTTCTCGTTTGTTTAATCGGTCCAACGCCCAGTTTGTGAAGGTGGTAACTCGCTCAGGCGGGTGAAACAACTCAATGAGCTCTGCTAAGTTAAAGACAATACGATTACCAAAGTCGGTCACCACGTCATAAAACTGCTCGCGATCTGTACCTGCTTTCATTCCGGCGATAATTGCATTACCAATTTTTCGGCCGTCCTTCGTATGTAACAGGGAACCTACAACATAGTTAGCCATCTGTAAATCCTAGATCTTTAGCGTGAGGTGACAGAGCGAGTATCAAACTACGAGCGTTATCATAATCAATACTGATGTACTGATCCTGATCAGTTGAACCATGCGCCGGAAACTTGGCGATGTAACCGTTACCTGTGTCGGTCAATTCGCAGGCAACAGAATTCTCTTTTGAGTAACCCTTACCACGCTTCACAATAACTTTCGGTAACTTCACGATAAGTTTTGTGACGCAGCCTCCTGAGTCGATGAACTTAATCAACTGTTTCCTCAAACTGTTCGAGTTGATTTCCTTTGACTTCGCACCAGACTACGTCGGGCGCCTCGACTTTTGCGAACTGATGCCAATAACCGTTGCCGCTAAAGTTATCACCAAGGTAGATCAGCCTTTCCGGCTGTCCGACCCAGTTATACCGACCATGCAATTTCAGTGGTTGTTTTAACAATTTGAACTCTCGATATTTCAGGATTTAAGTGGGCGAACTTAGGACCAAACAGATAGCTTCCGTCTGGGACATGTTCAAATAAGAAGGCTTGTTCGATATCAGGACTTGCATGCGCAATGCCTGTGTTTGTGTAGTATCCTCTTGAGCCGTCTTTGCAGTCAAGTTTCATTACGAAACGAATCATTTGCATAGATGCGCCTCAAAGAAAGTGTCGAACAAATCTTCCAATGAGGCTGATCTGCATTTCACAAGCTGGTTAAGCGAAATGTTTACACAAACTTCAGCCAGCTGTAATAGCCGCACCTCGCTTGATTGTTCCGAGGGGTTGCGCTCGTAGATCTCCGCGCCTGCTGCCCCCAAGTAAAACGCAAACCTTTGGTTGTTGAATGTGCGAGAGATTTTCTTCATTTCCGCATGGCCTTGTAGAGCACATTCCACCGTCTTGCAATGGATAGAAGATAGCTACGCCATCTGTGCACTCGTCCGCTTCTAGTTTGCAATTGCAGCTCATTTGACCTCCGTTTGTCATCTAACATTTGCATACGCTTGGCAGAACCTGCACCATACATCGCAGCATACCACCATGTCTTCCACAGATCGTAGTCATCCTTTGAAGTCATATAACTTTTCGTGAATATAGGCGAGTAGAAGCATCAGGTAACCTGCCGAAAAAATCACGTAGACAGGCACTGATATTGGGAAGAAGTAAGTGTAACAGATAGCACCTATGGTAGTACTGGCTGATACATTAATTACCGTCTTGAATCGCAAAGGAGTTCCTTAAAAAAAGCCCCACTTACACGCGTTAACGTGAGTGGGGCCGAAAAACGCGAGGGTTTTTCAATTACGACTAGGTGACATCCATTCCGGTAATGGCCTAGTCTTTAAGCAGAGGGAGCACCGCCTTCAGCAGCGGGAGCCGCACCCGCTTCAGCAGCCTTAGCAGCCGCCTTGTTGGCACGCCAGGCAGCCAGGGCTTCCGAAGCGGCCGGGTGCACTTCGCGCTTGACCTTGCCAGCTTCAAAAGCTTCCATAACCTTCTCTTGGTTTTCGATAACCCAAGCCGACAGCGACTCGTTGTTATTCGAAAGAGCCATGAGCGAGCGACGAGCAGCTTCAGTCTTCTCTTCGGGCTTCAGACGCTTCACCGACGGCCAACGGAACGAATCCTTGATAGCGGCGATGTTGTCAACTGCGAACGCAGCAGCCTTTTGGTCCTTCATTTGTTCAGCAATGAAGTCCAGAGCCAGACCCATCTTCTTGTGCTCTTGCTTGGTGACACGACGAACAGTGCCAATCTCGAAGGCCATTTCGACGCCTTCTTGGTTCTCCATCAGCCACTTGGTCAGCTCGGCGTTGTTGGCAGTGACAGCCTTCAGAGCTTCTTCAATCTTGGGGCGACGCAGAAAGTCAACAGCCTCCTGCTTGGTATCGAACTGATGTTCTTTACCGTCCGGGCCCTTGACAATGATCTTGGTAACAAAAGAGTCAGCAGAAATAGACATGGAAATCCTTGGTTTAGTGAGATTTGGCCTTATCATCGGAGATAAGGGTTAAGCCAACGGCTTCCCCCTCTGACCGTGACTGCCGGCCTAAAAACAGCCACGGCTACATACCAGGTTCGGCGCGGGTGCAGCGCACGGCGAAACCCATGGGGGTAGTCATCCGGGCAAACGCGACGCACCTCGGGCCGCTTTTCTTCGTTTATTTGTTTACTTGCGAATTGAACAACTTATCCATAAGCACTTTACTTACAACTTGATCGTAAAGGTTCTCAAGTTGCTTTGAGCCCCAGCTAGGCTTCTTGGCAATCTCCTCTTTAAAGTTTTTGGAAATTTCATCCAGAAGTTGGCGCGACAGTTGGGTTTCGTTCATCAGATGCTCCTCAAATAAGAATCGTTACCGACACTAAAAGCTGACGCCTTGGGGTGGCCACCACCCCCAAAGAATTCAGCAACTTCATTCACTTTGATATCATCGTTGATGGTTCGCAGATTGAACACTCGTCGTCCCTCACTGTTATCAAAGTACGTGGCTGCAAATGGCGCCTCATCCTTGTGTAACTTTGAGAGGTTTGTGGCTGTCTTGCTGGCCAACTCGTAAGGGGCGTTAGCGATTGGTACACGATGTCCACCAATAACGATCCACCGCTTCGTCGATGCGATGATTGTGCTGGACAGCTTGTTAAGCTTTCGCTCGATTGCCGTACCTTCTAGCAGCAATTTGTCGTAACCATTTGAGGTTTCAATGCCGCTCCACAGATCCTCATAACTCTGCACCGTGAAATCGTACGATTGAATTGCCGCGTTGATTTGCTCTGACCACGGCCGCTGGAACTTCCATAGGTCGTAGTCTTGAACGTACTCCACCAACAAAGGCGCAGCAACCTCAGGCCCGTTCAAGAAACGCCAAGTGAGCATAGCTCCAGAAAACGCCTGATCACTGAAGTTGTAGAAAGACTTATGTGCTGGATAGTCCTTGAGCTCTCTAAAGGTGCTTTCGTGGTGGTCCAGGAGAATCACATTGCAGCTCTTCAACAACAAAGCCTCTAATGTAGCTCTCTTGACCGAATAGTCAAGTATGTAGACCAAACTTTCTGGCGCAATATCTGACACATCAGGCAGTTTGGAGTAGCCAGCTGGGATGCCTTTGACATTACCGCCAACATGCTTATACAGCACCATGAAGGCCGTGAAGCCGTCTGGACAGTTCGAATGGTAGATTGCGTACACTTAGACCACCGATTTGAGGGTGTGCATAAAGAGCTCTTCAGCCCACTTTTTATTCACTCGGCTGCGATTCACACCATTCATACGAAGGTACTGAGCGGCGATGTACTTAGGAAGGTTCCGGCGGTTGATCAAATCAGCCTTGGAATTGTCCATCCTTTGAAGCGCAATGCGAGCGCCATCCTTCTTCCTGAACTCGTCTTCCCAAGAACACTTTGCAACCGTTACAGCAACAAGTCGTTGGCTGAAAGATCGAGCCAAGACTGTAAAGCCGCGATGGCTGTGATTTGCGTTGTGACTCTTAGGACTACCATCGTTTAGGTAGTGGAAGTAGAAATCGTTGTGATGTTGAAACTGTTCGCCTGCAAGCATTACTGTGTCCCGTATTTTTGCTCAAATTCTGACTTTAAGATCTTACATGCCGATTGCCAAGCAGAAGGCTCGATAAACTGAGGCTTCTCTGGATCGTCTAGCATAGGAGGTCCATCAGCCACCCTGGTTACGTATTCCTGCATGGCATAGACAAGCACCATCTGTGCGATAGGGCCGGCTTTTGAAAAGCTGAAAATGTAGTTCACAAACTCGTCGTTGGACATCCGTTTTGTGATACCGTTTGTCTCAGACTCTGAGATCCTGTTCAAAGCGTCACTGACCTTATCCCGATTCTCATCGGAGGGTTTTGTGGCGTTGATGTAGACAGCCTTACCGTATTCAAGAATCAGTGTTCGTAAATCACTCATCTAGAGCTTTCATAAAGCGGTCAGACAACAGAACGTTAGCTGACCTTTGAAGGAATAAAGGCGCAATCTGCAGGGGCGTATACCCTGCAAATCCGCAACCAATATCAGTTACCTTGAAGGTTAGTAAATCGTGGTGCTCAGCAAACATCAAGAATTGCTTTACTGAAGTAGCGATACTATCCAGGCTTAGTGGTTTTAAGTGTATGTCTTTTGTAGGTATGGCGTACGATTTACCATGAAGACCTACAGAACACCCTGAGACAGCTCCGTACTTAAGAAGAGCAGTTCTTGCAGCGCCAGCACCATGGTAGCCCCTGAGGTTGCTACCAAACACAAACACTTCATTTGGCCCGATTGTGTATGGTTCTTTCACAGCTTAACCGGTTCGTATGAAATATAGGCTTCCAGGTGACTCGTATCAACCCACGGGTTGGTGTTCTTGAACTTTGTGAAAATGCTTCGAGCTTCATCTTCCGTAACCATGCGATCACGCCAAAGAACAACACGACGTTTACGCATAACACGCTCAGTCGGGTCCGTTGGGTCAATCGGGTCAAAAACTTCTAAGAAAATCGTCAGACTGCCGCGCTTCATTCAAACACCTCATCAATGATTTTAACAAGATACGCCTGATCAACCTTACCATCGTTTGCCTTGATAAGGTTAACAAGCTGATTCATGTATGCTGCATCAACTCCGATCAGTTGATCACGCAACACTGCGTGGTTGCTCAGATCGATCTTACTAAGCTGAAACATGATCTTGAGCAGCTCACCTGCACTGATATTCCAACCACGCTTCAAGAACTTTCGAACACGAAAGATGGAAGCGACAGGATACAAGGAGCCCTTATAGATCAGTGTTTTGCTCAAGATTGCTTGTAGCGCTTCTGACGGAAGGCAAAGCTCATCTTCGCCAGCCTTATAGAAGCACATGGCATGCGCATAGTCGTAGTTTACGTGAATCTCTGCAGGCGACCCATAGAAACGAATTACCAGCTGAACTCGGTTAGCTAACGTAATAGCGTTATCAGACAGGAAGATAGGTCGATATGGAAGTTTCTCTTTTGATTCGCGGAGCTCTTCCTTGATCGCAGACACAGCTTGGAACACATCTGGTGTATTACCCATGACAGTGGCGCCTTCTGTAAGACTGGCCACAAAGTCGTCTGTGATTTCGTCTGCACGACCCTCGAAATAGTCGTAGACATCTTGGCTCTCGCCAGCAACACCAGCGGACTTCATAAAGATGACAACACGGTCCTCTTCAATGCCCTTGATGTTGACACGTTTTTCACGACGGACTGTAGGAGCATACTCCTTGACACCAGGAGCCGTTGTAAGCTTTCCAACAGCCTCGTTGAACTTATCAACGTAGTATTTAGCAACTCGCTCAGTCGTTTCAATATTGCTGAAGTAAATGTCGTAGTCGTTAGGTTGATCGCCTTGGAGAAAAGAAGCAATTGCACCACCGCTTACAATTGCGTCTCGCTTGAAGATAGTCTTGATATCGGGGTCCGTAATGCTTTCGCATACTTCGTCAATCTTCTTCTTAAGTAACTTACGAATAGTAGATGCTTTGAAACCGTTCATTTACATGTCCAGTGGGTCGCGGAAACCTAAGGCAGATTTGTGTCGCAGCTTATCTTTCATACCATGCTGCATATATTTGAATTTAAGGTATTTCTTTCCGATAACTTTTTCCTGGTTTTGAAAAATCCATGTCAATTCTGGAAGTGTGAATTTTCCGCCGGGTACTTCCTCGCGAGTACCGTTAAAGTCAACTATGAAGCCTCCAGCAATCCCTGTAGGCTTTAAGTTAGTCTTGGAGGATGACCTGAACGCATAGCCCTGTTCGTCTCTAGTCTGAGCGTTGTCGTTATGCATTCGCTCGTAGATGCCAACAACAAGAGCCTCTGTGTCCACAAAACGCTTCAACTTAAGGACGATGCCTTCGTTCCAAGTGGACCGTGCAGGCTTGTAAGTGCCTCGCGGATCCCGTAACATAACACCCTCATAGCCGAGCTGGATGAACTTAGACTCAGCTTCCAGGAGTTCGTCTTCGTTGTTTACGAATGAGTGATCTAGTGCAATATACTGAGGGTTATTCAGAGTTGCTACTTGGCCGTGCACAAGCGCCAGCCTTTGCTCGAAAGGGAAGTGAGCGCAAGCAGGATTCCACGTGTCGAAGATGTAGTAAAAGAGGTCACCAGGCTTCTTAAAAGACATCAGGTGACTATTAGTTCTATTACAAACATCACTGTCAGTAGCGTTGCCCTCTACGATCTCACCATCAGAAAAGTCGATCGCAGTCAGCTCCTCATGGACTTGGTAGCTGCGAAAAGGTTTTGAGGACTTTGACAGCATCGTGCCCTTGTGAGCACCACCTCTAAAGCCGTCAATCTTCGGGGACATCAGGAGAGGATACCGTAGCTCCTTAAAGTAGTTTGGGTAGTTGATCGGAACTTCATTCGGAGCTTTTAGCGGAAAGAACTGCACGTAAATCCCTTTCTATCTTACATATTTCAATTGTAGACTCTTCGAATGAGCTTTCAAGCCCTCTCGCCCGTTTACTGGCGTCAGTAAGCAGCATGCAGCGGATCACCCACATTGGCAAATCGCGTACTACACCTGCAACCTCGCGAGGGTCCTCAGAAGCCTCTGCCCACAACACTTTAGTGCCATACCAGATAAGCACCGGTATATGCCAAAACCTGAGGCTCTTCCTAAATGCTTCGTCGTCCATATTCAATTTAAAGGGAGGGCCCGAAGGCCCTCCCAGTTAGTTCCTAGCTAGTAAGTTGATGATTTTGTTGAACTCATACATGCGAAAACGCGTCATTGCGTCAAACACTGTTATCGGCTGATCGTCTATTCTTACACAAATAGATATCAACCTAGCCGCGATCACCATAGGGTATTGCTCCATGGATGCGATCAAGTGACATATGGGGAGTGCTCGGAACACAGATACGTATTCGCCTTTATGAGATACAAACTCAGCCATAGGCGCTAGTAAAGGTGCGTCCTCACTTGACCGGGCAAACACCTGCAGCGCACTCGTCGGAAGATTCAAATGTCGCCGACTCGACACGACCAATTGGTTTAGTTCTGGCAAGCAAGTCTCGATACTGATCCTCGGTGATTTCTTCATAAGGTGCTTGTTGGAAGCCATGATCTGAATGGAGTAAGAAGGATAGACTCTTATGGAACTTACTGTAATTTTGTGCCAAGTAGGCCCTGATTGCAGGCAGCTCCTCTTTGCGATAGTAGACAGTGCAAGACACACCATTGTCGGACCACAAACGTTGCATCATACGAACAGCCTCAAGCTGATCCAGCGCAGTCATTTGATTGGCCAGTTTTGCATTGTCTGAGTACTTGAACGGGAAGGTTACAACGACAGTGTTGTAGTCTTCTGAGTTGTCAAAGTTGCGAACATACTCTACAGGATAGCCGTTGTCGCGGCAAAGCTGCACCAAGGGATGCTCGGCAGCGATACGGATGCGACGATACATAAAACGCGCATAGCCAGGGTGTACACCAGGCAAGATGCCAGGCAACAAGCTAAGTGTTCCAGAAGGCTGGACCGTTGTCAGCTTGATAGAAGTCGCTACACCAAGCTTAGCGGAGTAGTCGACATCAAATTGACGAAGATAGATATAAGTGTCATCCAGCCACGACAGCTGCTCTTGAGTTGCTTCAAGAACACCTGTAATACTGATACCCATGCGCATGTTCTTATGCACAATACGCTCAGTATCTTTGTGGTGGCAGGCCAGCATCAGCGAATGCTTATTCACTCGGTACACGAGTTCGCATGCATCCATCAGCTCTTCCTTCGAAGCAATATTCGGGAGGAAGATAGTTGCAAGACAGCAAGTCTCGTATGGAGCAAGGCTTTGCTCGGCACAAGGATTGAAGCCCTCAACTTCTGGATCGGGGTAGTTAGTTTCGCCAGTACGACCTTCAGCTCGCGACAGCTTCAGGTTGATGAGACCGTATGGCTCGCCTTTACCTTCATAACCGTCCCAGAACAATTCGTGCAAATCTTCGATATCGTCACAAGCCACTGAGTTATTGCTCATCGCACGCCAAGATGGAATGTTACCCATATCCCAGCGCTTAGCCAGCAAGAACTCGACGTCATCCGGATCACCAATGGCGATCTGGGCACTACGGCGAACGTTGCCGGCCACGATGATGTGACCGATAATGTTCATTATGTCCAGCGCATCTACAGGACGGATCTTTCGACCGCGTCGCTTGATTAGGATTTCAGAGATTCTTCCGATGCCCCATACAAGATCTTCCGGTCCAGATGCAACTCCACCGAACCCTTTGATTGGCGTTCCTTTACCACGGACGCAACCAGTATAGAAGGTGAAGGTTCCCTTTTCAGGGGAATCACTAAGAAAGGCTGCCTTAAGGGTCTTTCCGAGGAATTTAACCCATCCTTCGCGACTGTCGGGAATAATGAAATCTGCGCCTGCATTATCAATTCGCGTAGGGGCTGAAAAGAACTCTCTAACAGTTGGTAATTTATCGACATGTTTATGCTGAATGTTGTAACCCACACCGCTACCCAGCGCCAGCATGTCCATTGCCCAGCAGAAAGGTCGGATAGGGTGGTCGACTACAGTGAAAGCACAATTCTGTAAAGACGCCAAACCAAGGCGGTCGACAGTCTGTGTACCTAGCTGCCAAAGGAAACGACCAGCGCTGGTGGCCTTCAGGCTCATGCCGTACTCTAACAGGCGAGCTTCCTCGTCTGGTGTGAAGCCAACGTTCAACTGATTTCTACACGCATCAATTACTCTTCCCCACGTTTCCTCAAACTCTTCTGTTCTGCCTTCTTCAGGCACTTGTCTGGCGTAAGTTCGTTTGTAGGTAAGATAACCTATGGATGACCAAGGTGTTACAATTGCTGGTGTCATTTTTTATGCGGCTCCACTTTAACTAACATTTGATCTTTTGCAGGATACAAGCCCTTTCCGAAGGGCGTGCTCAGGATGTCTTCACGCTCCACTGCAAGATCACCTTTAACAGTTCGCATAACATAGTGAACTTTATTAAGCCTATTAGCACTTTTCTGCGCCAACTCCCGTGCCTTATCTAAGTTTTTCATAGCGAATGAAACTCTTCAGACGGGATATCTTCTTCTGCAAGAAACCTGCCGGTCTTGAAATCGTAGTACGCACCAGGGATTCTACCAGTCAAGCCGGTGAATCGGCATTTCAGAACCGCAGCTGAAATAGTGTTACGCTTTATCACATCATCTTCCATCAAGTTTCTTGCGAATGCGATTATATCAAAGGACACTTGCTTGATTGAGCCTGAGCCTTTGATATCATCTAGCGTCGGCATTTGGCCGCCTTCAAAGGACGTTCCATTTACCGGAGTTTTGCGAAGGTGGCTAACGAGACCTACCCATACATTATGTCGCTTTACAAATCGCAACAAGTCATTCATGACCTTGTCAATCGCTTCATTGCCAGTAAGACCTTCTGCACCTTCCGATACAAGAATAGTCACGTGGTCAATCACGATATACTGACAACCCGACAGTGCAAGGTACTCAAGTTTGTCAATGATGCTTTCGTCTTTGAGGCTGCCTTGGTGGTCAACCAGCATGAGACGATCATCTCTAAACACATTATCGAAACCGATTTGCAGTTCATCAAGAGGTATTTCAACATCAGCAGGGTTTCGCTTTAGTTGCATTGCTGCGAACTTAATACCTGTTTCGGCTGGAGACTCCTCAAGAGAGCAGATACCCACCTTTGTGCCAGGTACTGTTTCGATTATGTGCAGCGCAATTTCCCGCAGCATCGTGCTTTTGCCACAAGATGTACCGGACGTGAACAGACTAATCTCACCAAGACGCATCCCCTTGGTCTTTGAAGTGATGCCTCCAAAGCATGGAGGATACGGTATTGAAGGCTTGGAGCTGTACTCTACAATTGCTTTCCATACATCCGAGGTACTTATGATACCTGATGGGATATATTTAGCGGCATTGAAAATACAAGTCATCAAGGCTTCGGAGCCGTCCTCGACTAAAACTTCGTTAGCATCCTTCCTCGGGAGCTTCGTTATTTTTACTTTGTCAAGGCCTAGAATCTTTATAGCTTCTTTGCGGGCGTCTTCGCCTGCATCATCCTCATCGAAGCATATAATGATCTCGCTGAAAGACCTAAGCCAATCTCTATTCGCAAGTAGCTGCTCTGGTGCCCAAGTTGCTGAGGATATGGATACTACTGGGTATATTTTCTTGTACTTGTCTTGGCTGGCTTGCGCAATTGAAAGGCAGTCAATTTCACCTTCTACAACAATTACACGACGTCCGCCGCCGTTGAACAGTTCTTTACCAAACAACGCTTTTGATTTACCTATCCAGTTAAATTTCTTGGTAGGTACGTAGCGCCTTTTGTAGGCCTTGCCGTTTTCGTATGGGTAATAGTGTGTGTCTATCTTGCCGTCAGAACCATACGAGACCTTTACTCCAAAATACTCGGCGACTAATTTCTCAACCTTTCTTTCAGCAAAGCCTCTATGACCATAAGCAGCAATCTGTTCCAACTCTTTGTTGAGATCGTTACGTTTTACAGGTTTGATCTCTTCATCCTCAGTCACTTCACCGTCCTCTTCACTTTTTGGGAACCACGTCTTACAAGAGAAGCAGAACGAAGTGCCGTCTTCATAAAGCTGCCGCGCATCTGAGGATTTACAGTTTACAGTATCTAGACAAGATAAATCCTTTTTCTTTATCTTTCCCATTTTAAGCAGTCTTGTTAAACTCGATTGCCATGTCGTTATACTTGTTTAGAGTAGCCATGTGAAGCAAAGATACAGGTTCTTTGACGTTCCAGGTGATGGCCTCTATACGCTTGTTGTACACGTACTTCTTAGTCGGTGCTTCGACGTAGCATAGCGACCAAGTTTCTGCATAAGCCAGCCCAGATGCTGTGAAATACTGATCCAAACAGATCCATCGAAACTCTTCGTGCGGCCTGTTTTCCAATAGACTAGCCAAGATCTTTGAAGACGAGCGGTAGTTTCGCCAATCACTTTCAACCAATCGTCCTTTACTCCGCGATTGATAGTTCTTCCTACCGATGTAGAAGCGGTGCAATACGGTGTCATACACCAGATACACAAACCCCAAACCTACGCCCATCTTGCTACCAAATTCCCACTGTCCATTATCGTTGGAGGCGACAATCTCTCTCTTCACTGTGGGGACAGTACCCGTATAAACGCTCATTCCAGTAACTCCCTAACAACAGCCCACTCGCGAGGATTGAAATAGTCGTGAGGGTAACGCCATAAATGAATCATTCGCCCATTGGCAAGCAGACTTGAGAACCAGCTATCCTGGTATCTTGCGATGTACGCCCCGACAACAGCTTCTTGAAAATCGTTATCGGTCAGGGCTCCGGATAGTATGCGTTTTGCACCTACCTTACCCACACCTTGGATGCCAGGTACGTTGTCTGTACCGTCACCAAGGATTAGCTGGTAGTAGTAGTTGTAAAGTGCATCGTGCTCGCTAATAGTCTCCATCCTCCAGTGCATCTTATGCATGTTGAAGTAGAGACCTGGCTCACACTTCAGATCTTTGTCGATAGTGCACAGTACATTATCTTGGCCAGCCTCGTTGGCTTGTCTTCGCCATATACGCAAAAGATCGTCAGCCTCGTATCCTACACAAGGTATGGCATCTAGCTCATGAACTGCCAGTTGCCTTATTGTCGGCACAAACGCATTCCGAACTTCTTCAGTCTGCTCCCGGTTGCCTTTATACGTATCAAACATGTGGTCTCGGAAGGAAGAGCCTCCCTTGACTGCCATGACAAACTCGTCGCAGTAGGTTACTTCAAGTAGATCGTTAAGCTTCTTCTTGAAGATTTCCCAACAAGTTTTTAGATACTTAGTCTCTTGTTCGCGAGTCATCGGCGGTATGAACTTGTTCCCGTCGGCGTCTAACGTAACCTTGTAAATGCCTTTAGAGTCTGGCTTTATACCGGCATCCTGCAGCCTGTTTTGCCAAATGTTGTAAGTGCACTGGTAGCAGATGATATCGCCGTCAATTATTGCTATTGTCACCTTCTAACCTTCCTAGCTCTCTTGAAACGTTCATGTAATACTGCGTCTTAGCGATCTTTTCAACCGACATATCTCGGTCTACAACGACCGTACTGCCGTATTTCTGTATGAATATCGCATTCAACATACCAACGATTGTCAGTAAATCATTGAATTCCCTGTTGACTTTTTCAAGCTGCGTCTTTCCTTCGTAAACAGAACTTGGCCCAAACACAATACATTTGTTGAATTCAATCGACAGCTCTGAAGCTTCTTCAGCTGCTTTAGCAAGCAAATAGTCTTCTACACTAATTTTAGCCATGATGGTTCATTTCTCGTAGAGTAAATTTTTGGTAGTGGCGTCAAGCGGTAATATTGCCTGTAAGCCTCAACGATGCTCAAGTCTGCAGGTATAAGCTCACTGAAGGGTTCTCTGAAAACTCGAATGAAAGTTGCCTTGCCAGGCCCTATTTTTACAATCGGCTTTTCAAAGCAATAAGACAAATCCTCGGCCGCGTGGCGTTTGTTGTACACTGCCGTGTACTCCTTATAAATCGCCTTAGCATGCTCTACTAGCCAACTGTAGTTGTCAGGAGAGAACCCAGCCCATTTAACACAAGGATGGTTCAACTGCGCTTGTGTATGTTTGTACGGACCACGGTTTACTGCAGAGATTATTTGAGCGGACTCGTTTGCCTGGCTTACAAGATGTTTATCGCAAAGGTACGAGGCTGCCTCTGCAGGATCGCTTGCGAGAATGAATACATTCATTTAAGTACTTTTGGAAGCTTGAGGCGATCCTTAATCTCGTCAGGTACCAATGGTGTAACGTCCGCCAGGATGTTCTTATAGTTAATCCTTGGATCAAACGTGAATTCATCGTGGCAGCTAACAACATGAGCAACCTTTGGCAGCCCTGAAGCGTCTACTAAGACAATAGACCCTGGTTTTGAAGACACATACGATTTGTATGTATATACTTTTGACCAGCCACCCATGTCGTTGAAACGAACTCCAACGGCGTATATGTCATTTTTAGGCATGTTACCTCAATGTGTGTCGAACCAATTCTTACCAATACGCGCATCGCCATCCATGATGTTGACGTTGAGCAGCTTCGGACCTTCCTTGAAAGCCAACGCACCTAGGGCTCTAGCCTCCTCGGCGTAAGCCTCAGGCACTCTAAACTGAACTTCGTCGTGCATGAATATGGATGGTTTGAAGGGTATGTTCTTTGCTTTTAATGCCTTAACGAGCAGCATCACGGCGGCGCCGCAAGTGGCCTTCTCAGTACTCTGAAGCAAGTACACCAAGAGCTTATGGAAGGAGTCTACGTAGATACGGGCACCAGCCACTGAAGGGATGTAACCGAAATTACCTCCACGTGACGTAGCACCAAAGATCTTCTCAAGTTTTTCGAGGAGATTCTTGAATCCAGGCACGGCGTTAACGAATCCTGCTTTGAATTTGTTACCTTGCTTTGCGTTGGTTTTGCCAAACAGATAAGACCAAAGTTTGCCGCCCGAGGCGCCGAATAAGAAAGCGTACAAAATTCGCTTTGCCGCAGCGCGCTTTCTCTTCTTCAGCGCTTGCTCCATTGTCTGATCTTTGTCTGGCTTCAAGCCACCTTTTATGAGCTCCTCGCTCCAGTCAATACCCATTGAAGTCAGGATGCGATCAATCAACTCAGCGTTGTAGGTGTGAATATCGCCATTGATCAGCGTGTCAGTGAATACCGGATCGCCAAGGAAATGCGCTAAGCCACGCGCTTGGTTGCTTGCAGAGTCACAGCCTATCAGCACCCAGCCTGGTTCGCACTCGAACAACTCACGCATCTGCCGACCGTAAGCAGATTCTGCTGATGGTACGTTGACAATGATCTTGTGTGTTGCACGCATACTGGGCGTGCCGATTGACAAGCACTCACCGTGCAGATTTCCGTTTTCGTCTACTGCGTTAATCCACGTTTCAAGGATGGACAGACGCGACTTTGCGACCACATAGTTCGAATACAGCACGCCATCGCCGCCAAGAAACTCCAGGCTATCTTCAGTGATTTTAGGCGAGCCTTTGACCTTGCGATTACGGCCGTTGTCGTCGACTTCGTTCTTCCAATTCCATTCCGTCGGCTCCCAGCCATTGCGGTCAAGAAATATCTTAACGTCTGTCACCGATGAAAGCTTTAGTGGTACAAACTCTACGCGACAGTACTCGCCAATTATTGGCTGAGACTCTTCAGGGTGACCTTCAAACTTATCAACGCCGAACCAACGACAGGTGTGAGCGTCGTAGAAACCCTCTTTTGTCCACTTCGGTCTCTTAGTTTCAACGATACCTTTGACAAGGTCCGTAGCGATTGTTTTGTTTCCAAGCCTTGCTGATAGAGCGTCCTCTGCTTTCCTTACTTCTTCCTGAAGTTCGCCTCTCAGCACAACAGCCTTAGACTTGTTGAAAGGCCAGCCCTCACGCTCGCAATCTCCACACCATCTAGACACTGCATGCTCGATATCTAGATATGTGATGAACAACTCTGGCGGTATGGAGCTGGTCTTCTGTCTTGCCAGCTTGTCGAGCAATTCTTCACGTAGTGTTTGATACACACGCAAATTAAGCTGACAGTCAGAGCGGCAGCGACTGATCATCTCAGGGGACAATTGAGACCAGTCTTCGTGTTCTTGCTTGGGTTGCCCGAAGAACTCGCCCCAAGCCTCAAGGCTATGACCATCCAGACCGAAACGCCGGTAATTCAAAACCCGTGATAGGACAATTGTGTCAACTAGCAAAACATGATCAGGTATCTTGTAGTCAAACAGCTTCTCAAATACCTGGACATCATATCCAAGAATATTGTGACCAATCAGCTTCTTTACACGCTTGTTTATGAAATCTTGCCAACCTTGCTCGCCGATAAGCCACTCTTTAGTTTCACCTGTGGCTACACACACAAAGTGTATAATCCACATCTTAGTGACCTTGGAAAGCAGCCCATCACCTTCTATGTCAAAAATACATTGCTCAAAGGAAGCCATGTTTCTTCAGAATCGCAGGAACGTCATCTGCTTTGATAGGTCCACCTTCTAGCAGCATTGCCACCTTATAGTGGATGTACCACACTGCCTTGAGATTCTCCTTGATAACGTCGTCCTTACGCCCTTCTCTTGATAAGTATTTGCTTATCTGTAAAGACAGTGCCTTAGAAGCTGCGGATAGGTCATCTCGCAAATATGGCTTACGCATCTCAGCGTCAATCCATTGATAGTCATCAATGAAGTTCTGATAGTGCGCTGCTCTTTGGACTTGCCCTTTGTAGTCGATAGTGTCAGCAGTGGTGGGGCCGACGCCCTGGGCGTCAGAGCTAGCCTCCATACCCATTGACCAGGCTATTTCTTTCGCCTGTTGTAACTCTTGCCATCCCTCAAGGAGCTCTTGAATTATTCTAGGGGACAAGTCAAAGAACTCGTTAGGGTCTTGAGCCTTCAGCTGTACGATACGAAGATCTGTTGACAAAGGTGCAGGATAATTGTCAAAAAGCGCATTGGCATCTTGGAAAACTTCGGCGAATTGCGGGATATTGGAGTGCTGAAGGGCGTCTAAGTGAAATACACGATATTGTGGCATATGACCTCAAATTTTAGGCACCCGAAGGTGCCATTCTCATCAATACTTCTCAGGATCCTCTTCAGGAGCGCCTGCTGCTTCAGGTTCAACGACCTCAGTCTCACCTTCATCATCGAAGTCGTCATCACGTACACGAGCTTCGTACTTAATGAGTTTCTTGACCTGAATACCCATCAAGACAAAAGCGACAGCCATTCCGCCGCCCTTCTTAGGATATTCGTACTGATAAAGACGGATGTTGGCAATAGAGCCGTTACCGACAGTGTCAGGATCAATTGGCTCACGACTTGCGTTGATGACTTCAACAGGCGACGCGGCCGTCTTGTCCTTCTTGATGATTCGTTTGCGAAGACTTACCCGCGTGTATGCAGGCGAACCGTCTTCCGGGATAACGTCTTTCATTGGCAAGCCGAGGGCGCGCCATTCAGCCTTTTTGACCTTATCGCGGGTACGCAGCTGAACTTCCCAAGTGGGATTTTCCTTGTCATACTTTCGATTGGGACGACTGGGGTTTGCTTTGAGGTAGTAGACTTCGCAGTCCTTTAAGATCGCCATAAGTACCTTTAGTAGAAAAGAAGAAGAGGGTTAAGATAACGGGTTCGCAAACATGAAGTGCTACTCGTCTGGAATCGAACGATCCCACTCTTCTTTAGAAATGCCTGTCATGATGAACTCACGATCATCAGCAGACAAGTCAGGAAAAATATTCTGCGCGAGTCCTTGACCGTTTTCAAACCGTGACAACTGATCTTGAGTGCAATTTACTTCGAGTGTCCTTGTAACACCCGTCAGCGCTGAAGTCCTTGTTACTTGCATGTCAATTCTTGCTCATTACGCGCCCAGTACGCAATAGTCAACGCTTCTGTTGCAAGCAGGTTTGCGTTGTTATTGTGAATGGATTGAGGTACATAAAAGAAGTCGCCTCCTGCATTGTTTGTGCATAGCAAAAACATGATATAATCACCGTGACGACTCACAGTGTCAATCGCTGAGGGCTTCAAAGCACAACTCAGATAATTGCCGCCTGCATCCAGCGCCAGACCCGGCAACTTAAGAGTGTCCTCTGGAGCTTCGATCAGGTAGCAATTACCTCCAAACATACCCATGAAGGACGTTTCGATGTCGCCTGCATCGTAGATTAGCGTAACTTGCTCTTTGACTGTTTTGTAGACCACATGGTCTTCGCCAAGAGCGACTCTCATTTCCTCAAGTGTGTCAAAGATCTTCAAGAGAAACTCCTCCAAGTTGTTCCACAAGCTTGCTGAACTTGCGTTGAAGTTCCGAGAAGCTCGCCTCAAGTTGTGTAAGGCGTTCTAGCTGTGTCAGCTCCTTCTTCGACCTGACAATGTCAGTCATTGACGGTACATTAAGCGACTCCCGAAGACCGCGAATGTTTCCTGCAGTGATTTTGAAGTTAAGCGTCTTCTCAGCGTATTTCGCAAACTCATCATCGCTTATACACTTTTCAACAAACTCCTTCTCCACAAGCGCAGCCACAAGCATAGCTTTACGGATATCGAGACGATGATTAGAACGGCCAGTTGAGTTTTCAGTCATGGGCTAAATGCGTATTCAGATTCAAGTATAGCTGAGACGTCCAAGTTTCCAAATGAAACATTTGACATGTCAGCGCCGATGTCATCAAATAGTTGCTTAAGAGGGTTTACATTGTAGAGTTGTACAAATGACTTTCTAACAGACACAAAAAGCTCATCCATATCTGAAAGGAGAGCGCCAAAGCTGTCGTGGATAGTAGTGATATCTGCGTCAGTATTGCACACGGTTATGGCAACATGAGCAGCGTCTAGAGAGTGGATTGCATTAGGACTGGCGCCTTGAATTTGTTTACCCTTAGTTGGCTCGACATCTTCGATAAAACAAATATTTATCTGCAGTGTGTTCTCATAGTAACCAGTACTCTTTCTGGCACCGACTGGAGGACCGTACTGCACATAGATCTTCTTTATCTTTCCAGATGTGTAATTCTGAACTACGGGAAACTTTGTTATAGGGACCACCCAGCTAAGAAAGCGACCTTCTTCCTCGGCCTTTCTGCCTGCGTCTTCAAACAGGCTAAGAAGCTGCATAGGGCGCTTAAGAGAAACCTTGCAGTCTTCGTACACACGACGCCCCATAAAAGCAGCCCATCGATGTTGCATATGAAGCAGAAGCGCAATGCCATGTTTCTTTGCGTCACTTATCTGCTGCTCTCCAAGACCGTATGGCGTACCTCCGTACGGTAGTGTCATCACGTTTCGTTTGACAATCTTGCGCCTCTCTTTGGCGCTATCTACGCGACGCCAGAAGACTTGTGGTGTAATAACATCGATATCAGGATTGGAGTTCTTAAGCGCTAACAGAGCGTTTACCAGTGGCGCTCTTGTCTCGTCAGAGAATTCTTTCGCCGATATCTCGCGTTTAAGAGTCATCAGGTCATCAATAAAAGCGTCTGCGCGTGCAACTACATCAGCTGGCAGCCTTGACACTTCAGCGTTGACGCTCTCCCACACGCTTGAAGCCACATAACGATACAAATCACCGGGGTATTCCTGTTTGACAAGGTTCACATGTACGGCCGTAACCTCGTCTCGCGTAAGAGCAGCAAGGTGTTGGCAACCATTGTTGGATCCGTCTATGAAACCCAAGTACCCAGATTGATAGCCGTAGCTGTTGAAATCGTTGTTGTTGAACTGCCACACTCGTAGATTTTTAAGCTCAATACAGCCAGCCAGGAATCTCCATGGATTTTCTGCAGACATCCATCCAGTGTTTATCTTCGGCGCTTCAGCATAAGACAGCAAAAGATCTTCATGACGCTCAGCCCACTCAAATCGGTTTTGTAGAGGTATCTTGTCAGTCTTAAGACCGTCAGATCTATCTGCATCACCCGCCCACTCCGACGCGATAGTGACCATTAACCACCAATAGCCTCTTGCACCTATCGGTTTCCTTTCGGCTCGCAACAATAGGCCTTTTGATAAGTCAGAACCTTGCTCGTGTAGATAGGCTGATGATGGGTACTTACGACCACGAAAGTCGTAGTAATAGACATGGTAAAAAGTTTTGTTGAGTAGCCGTTTGCCCATGTCAGTGATAGCTTTTGCTTCTCTGACTTTTGTGGCCCTGGCTTCTGGGTTGACCTGCTCCCAGATATCCGCAAAAGCGTCAGTACGATTCTTCAAGGCCCAGGCTGCAACAGTGAGCAACTCGCTATTTACATTCCAACCGATACGTTGTGATCTGTTGAGAGACTCAAACACCATTGGCTGATTGGAAGGGCTCAAGGACTTGAGCACCTCTGAGCTACCTGTCTTCACGATCATGACACCGGAAGGATGTCTAGTACCGACCCAATCTGAAGGCTTTGAAAGTGTGGGGAGCTTTCTAACCTTTTCAAAAGACAGTGTGCTCCATATTGCAGCAATTGCTTCTTCATCTTTAACAACTATTGCATAAGTTGCATGTGATTTTCCTGCAACGACCACCAACTCTAGAACGCCCAAGGTCTGGAACGTATACAACAGAAACGCTCCGGTTTTTGCAGCAACAGCCGAGTCTTTACGATGGCCTAGTTTGGAGCGTATTGTGTGGCCTAAAGCTGATATAAGCTCTGAGAAGTAAATGTTCTGCGACTTGGCACCCTTTTTGGGCCTTGTGTACAGGTACAGCGTACTTATGAGTTCTGAGTAGTAGTCATCCACAGTGTGCTTTAGTAAAAAAGACACAGGGTTCTGTGGTGCTATTTCGTTGGCAAGTCGATTAGTTATGGATGCTACAATTATCGATTTAGTTAGTTTTACTGACATGTTTCGGTAGCTTCGCCAGTATGTAAGGGATTAAATAAATTATCCAAAATCCAATTAAAAACCTAGTCATAGATGCCGAGCTCCTTTAACTTACCTTTTTGAACAACGTAGATCAAGGCAGACAGCAGCAGACAAGCACCAGGCGATAGTTGGAAAAATAGAAAGATAGCAACCAGAAGGAGTATGAAGTGAGCAAGCTCTATTTTTATGAGTTCTTTAGACATACGACCTCCTTCCAGCGAAAAAAAAAAAAGAGGGACTACAACCACCCAGCCCGAAGGCTGAGTGGCTTAGACGCGATTCACAGATCTCGCGCCGGCGAAACCTGATAGCAACAAACGTAATTTTCTTGCACTGTCTTTTTTCACAAAGAAAGGGACAGGCGACCCGAAGATATCTACGAATGGAACGACAGGTATCGGATTCAGCAGCGAGCCGAAGTAGTAGGACTCTTCGAAGATCACAGGCTCTACTGCACTAAGCTTGAACTCTCTGACCGTAAAGATGAACTCACGATCGTCGAGGTAACGTCTGGCTTTTGAGAAGCCTTCTTTCTTCGTGCAGTAGTAGCCGTGTATCCGAACTACATCACTCGGTGGCAGGCTTGCGGAGCTTGGCATACAGCGTGTGACCAATCCCGATCAAGCCGCCGCCAATGGCTGCAAGGACGGACCAGAAAATCGCTGTAGCAGGGACTGCAAGAACACCAAAGAAACCAGGGGCACCGAACACAAACCCGGCAAGAACTGCAAGGGCTGCAAACGCTGCGTATGTGACGACTCGCATGATGTCTACTTTCAGTTGGGAGGTTACTGGAACAAACAGGTAGAACGAGATGCACCCTAGTGTGAACAAGGGAAACATCAAAAAACTCAGTAATACAACTACCGAGATTGCCACTCGCTTTGACACGAGCACAATTCTTTTCAAATCAAGCCTTTGCATATAAGCCTTTCTGACTTAAAAACTCGTTAAGAAGCTCTTAAGACAGAGCCCACCATCACACGTGAAAGACTCTAATATACTAACATTTAAGTATATTTGTCTGAAACGCGTAACGCTTGGTGGGATGCCTCTCACTGGGAGTACTTGATTCGCCTCAAGGGTCTGGGCTGCCGTAGACACTGAGATTCTCTCTTTCGAAAGATTCTACTTATGGTCGAAGCTACACCCTATATAAACTAACAATAGTATTAGAAACGTCTCACGACGTTTTTCGCCCATTCACGCAGGGCTCATCAGTAATACGCGTTCAGTCGGTGCTGAGACCCTTCACAACGTTGTTGGCCTCATCCTGCAGTTCCTTCATGGCAACCTGGATGGCCTTCTCCTGACGACGAACTTGCCGCAGGCTGGCAACGTGCTGCTGCATGCGTTCGTAGATGTTCTCGAGCCTGCGCTTGACTTCGACCTTCTTGCGGTCGATGAACTCCTTGTGGAGCTCCTTCAGCACTTCCGCGCTGACGCCTTGTTGTTCGCCGGACAGGTCGCTCAAGAACTGACCGAAATTGACTTCCACTTGCTTGCGAGCGCTCATGATTTCTCCTTGTTGAGCATGTGGTGCTTTATCGTAAGCACCGATACGTTTAGTTGCCGTTGACGCGACGGCAGAGTTCGGAATGCGTCATCTTGTTTCGAGGCAGCCCTGCACGCCTACGGGAGCTTCGAGCGGCTGCAATGTCACGCATCCGCGCGCCTGATTGTGATCGCAGCGCTTGGTTCTCAGCGGCCAGATCGACCGCGCCTTTGACTTCTTTCTGATGTACGCACATGGATGGCTCCTAGGTTGTGCACTTGGAACAGGTGATCGGCTGAATTGTCTTCATGCCGTCGTCTTCAGGGTCGCCTCCACCGCAAGCTGTGAGGCTCGCCAGCAGAATCAACATCAAGAATGTTTTCATGGTCGTCCTTGTGTGGTGCGCGGTATGGGAATCGAACCCATACGCCTTTCGGCTGCGGGTTTTAAGCCCGCTACGTCTACCGGTTCCGTCAACCGCGCTGTTTCACGATCTCTGAGGTGTTGTACACACGCACGATGCTTGTAGAGGCTGGAAAACGATCCTTCGGCCAGCTTTTGAGATAGTTGTCAGCCAACTCAAAACGCTCGAATCGACAAGCGTGCTTGATGCTGTCAACTTCAATCGGATTGTAACCACTGTCGAGGCCAAGGAAGGTGCTTTCCGTGAACTGGATTGCGAAGTCGTAGTACTGGATCATTCGATCACCTTCACTTCGATTTCGAGCTTGACGACTTCGATGCTGCGGCCTTGGAAGCTGCGTGAGTCAATCCGCCGGTACATCTCAATGGCGTTCAAAGCGTCCTGCTCAGTGTTGAACAAACTCGCGTTGAGGGGTACCAGAACCCACATTGCATGTCCATTCTCACCGGCCAACATGTAGCGCGGCTGATCGATTTCCTTAACTGCATGGCGTGTGAACTTCATTTCGTTTACCTCGTGTTGGTTGGTAGGTTGTTGAGAAGACCACTTAAATACCCTGCTAAAGGCACTTAAGTGGTCCCACCATATTTCAGATGGGTTCCTCTGTTGTCCTTATGCTTGAGTAAGAGGGATGACCTCAAGCACTCCACTATTTACCCGCAGTAGCCCGTGGTAGGCTAAAGCTTCGTTGCACCTTTTCAGCAGGTAGTGCACTTAACCTGAACACTGGTGGGCCGAACAGGACTCGAACCTGTAACTAACCGATTATGAGTCGGCTACTCTAACCTATTGAGTTATCGGCCCTTGTTGCGCGCCACAAGCTCAAACATCCGCGCCTGCGTTGTCGTACACAGAAGCACCAGCTCAACAAGATCCACGATGTTGTCGAGATCTTCTTTCACCAGGTTGCGAAGTGTTGCCTCTGTGGTCTCGCGAAGCGTATGCTGTCGATGTCGCATACAGATGACGTCGATGAGCTTCAGAACTTCTTTGTTGTTCTTGTGTTCGTCGCGCGCTTTCCGAATCTCTTCGGTTAACGCTTCGTTTGCCCGCCGAAGCAAGCTGTTGGCTGAGCGAAGCATGTTGCTGAGGTTTCTCATGACAGCCTCCCCTGCAAGACAGCTTGAGTGCGCCACCCGTCGGCGTGCTTCTCTTGCAGTGTGAGCCAGACACCGCCGGCCTTTTCCCAAGCCTCCATTTTGCGAAGCTCTTCAGCGAACTCGGTTTGGAACCGAAGTTTGTTTTTCTCAAAAGCGCCCACTATGAGCGCAGCAATCGCCAACAGTGCAGCGATGGTAACCCAGATGATTGCGAGCATATTGCCTCCTTAGGCGTTGGCTGCGATGATTTGAACTTCACGAACGAGACGCATGGTCACCCAGAAGATGACAATGTAGACAGCTGCGTTGAACAGAAACAAGCCGAAGCCGCTGAGGAAAGCGATACCGAAGGCACCGTAACCAAAGTAGGCAACTGCAATTTTCTGCAACAAGATTCCGAAGAAAATGGGTGCGCCCATCAGCTCCAGAAACCACAGAATCTCACGCCAAATCGCCAACAGGCCGACAGACAGGAGATTGACAGCTTGACCGAACACGCCAGCAAACACCGAAACGGCAACTGCAACAGCGACTGCAGAAGCGGCGACGGTGAGGCCGAACACCGACAGAACGGCGCAGAACAAAGCGATCAGGCAGATCGCGGCAAAAATGGCAATTTCACGCATGATAGGTTTCCTTCGATGGTTGGTAGGTTAAGAAGTAACTCTTTCGAGCTCTTCATATAGGATGGCTATTTTTCCGCAGTTTTGCAACTGTATTTGTTGGAGCCGCTTATGAACAGCCCAAAGTTTTTGCACTCGTTTTCTATTCTAGTCCTTGCCATGTAGCTCCCCATGGCGAACGCAACAAGACAGCACACAAGCCCTAAAAGAAATTCACGCATCACAACCCCGAGTCTTTGGCAAGATAGGACATGAACATCAAAAGCATAAAGCGTACATTCTGCGCTTCATCGCCACAAGAAGACCGGATCAGCGAGGGTACGCAATCGATATCCAGGTCTCCGAAAGCGTTGGCTGCATACCAAAGTTCGCAGGGACCTGATATATCAAGCTTGTGTTTTCTTTCTTCAAAGTGTATTGCAACGCAGCTGTAGCGTGTTCTGCCGGTATGGCCTGTCTCATAAGGGCCGTCCTCAAGCTGATGGTTAGCTGCAGCTTTGAGAGTATTGGCGAAGGTGGTCATTGATGTTTGAATCCTAGTTGTTCAAGGATTGATGTCTTGACAAGGGTGTTCGGTATCCTCATTGTCTGTGTGTCGTCGAAGCCAAGAACAACGCCGGCTTCAACTACAGCACCGCTCCTACAAATACCAGCCGCGCAATGGACAATCACGTTCATTCGTAGTTCAAGAGCTTTTCGTAGCAGATCGGCAATCTGCGCTGCCTGACCTGGACGTATTGCTGTAGGCCCTCATCGATGTCGTCGAAGCGAAACTGATGCGTCTCCTTAAACACATACAAAGGTTTCGGAAAAGTCGGCCGTTCGACATCCACGATCTGTATCAACATACTGTTAACACCAGGGTCGTAGTGCCAGGCCTTTACGATGTCATCCAAGGATACGTTCTGAATGAAGCTCAAAGCGGACCTCCCATGCACCACACACCTAGCGCGTCAGCAGCATCTAAGATCGAGGTGTCCGAAAACCAAGCAGACAAGAAAGGTGAATTGAAGGGTTCGTCATCCTTTGAGTCAGATGTGACGATTTCTTTAAGCCAATTGATCTGGTTCACCACTGCACCATGGTTGAGAGAATTGAAAGGATTGTGACTGTGTAGCACAGCCAGAACCAGCCTGCGGGAGTAGGTTTAGTCATTTGCGAGAAACTTTGCAAAGTAGAGGTTTCTGAAATCAGTGCCTGAGTTTACCATGCGACGCCATACTGCATCAGCGTCTTCTTTACTCGTGCACCACTCAAGAATGCCGGACATTGTGATCTCATTATTCTTGTAGAGGTGCCCTGCAACGTACCAAAGATCTTCGTCTTGAACTACGCTGCACGGAAGATTTCTGAAATGGTACGAAGGACTGTCCAAAGGAAAAATGTCGCGCCTGTAGATCCAAGAACCGTCGTCAAGGTCTCTGCGACGCTGGACGTACTTCATCCAGGCAATATGCGGCCCGAAGGCCACTGGGTACCACGCAAACCAAATCTGCCATTTCATCATGAAGCCCTCACACACATATCGACAGCGCTCTTGAAGTAACGTCGCGGACCGGCGAAGAAGTGGGACTTGACCGGAGCCTGATTGAAATTACTGACTAGAGTGCTGGATCCGACGAGTTCCACTTCGTCATCGTGAGCAAAATGGCGGTTTGCGCCGTCAAGTGAACGACGTGCCCAGCTAGCCGATGTTGCATCCTTCGCGTAGACTTTTCCGTGGGCATCCACGAAAGTTTGTCCAATAGGGACATCCCTGAAGAACATCTTGATCGTTCGCTGAGCCTCGTCGGCGTAGATTTTTTCACGAAGCAGCTGTCCAAGACTCTTCGAAGTCACACTCGAGTTGACATTGACCGTGATCTGATTGACAGACGGATACGCACGACCACGCCAATCAACTTCTCCCAGTAACATGTCAGCATTGCTGCTTGAGTCTAGGCGTTTGCCCTTTCTGTCTCGCTTTACCCATTCGTCGCCTTCTTTGAGAATGTGTGAGCCGTCTTCTGCGTAGTATGCAGTCTCAGTTACTTTCTCGAATTTCATTTGTTAGTCCATCCAGATTACGTTGATGTTTAGGATGATCGCTTCTTGGCGTATCTTTAGAGGATACGTCGTGAAGTGTGCAGCATACGCCAAGGCCAGCTCTGTTGTCTTGAAATCGTGTGCCTGAAGAGGTGAAGTGGCGCCGCAAGGGTGGCCATATGCTCTATTAAGATCCACAAAAGCTTTTTCAGTACCATCAGCGTCGTTTTCAAACTTCAGCACAACACGCTGTTCATTGTACAGCATTTGATACCTCTTTCTTCTCCAAAAGCTCTGCGTAGGAAAGCATATCGTGAGCGCTGTGCCAGAACCGTGCCTTGGCGGGATCGTGAGTCGCCAAATCACGAGCTATGCCATCATCGAGCATAGCGCACTCAAGAGCTTCATTGCTGGTCATCACGCCGTACTTGTTTTGAAACATGCGCAACTTGAGCTCCTCAAGCTTCGTCATTTAATCTTCTCCACAACTTTCGCGTAAATGTCAGACACGAGGTATCCTGGGTAGATACATTCTTCAGTTGTGCGTTTCAGCAGCGCCAGAAGCTCTTCGTTTTCTTTGGAGAGACGTCGCAGCTCGTCGGCGGCCGGATGTGTCTTGTGCTCACTTTCAAACATGGCGAAACGCATCGACTGCACTTTGTCCAAAATGTCAGCCTGTCTGACTGCTTCGTTAGACGCCATTGGCGACTCCTAGGTTGGTGGGTGGTAAAGGCCCATTATCGAGCCTTCATATAAGATATCAAATTTTCCGCTCGAAGTGTGGAGAGTCCTTGAACGTTTTCCAGAACATGCCTGCCTGATTTTTAGGGTCTAGCGACTCCCAATATCTACCAAGCTCATCTGGGTAGCAGAGCACACCAGCTTTAGTGAAATGGAGATCGGCAGCCAGCTTTGACAAGTGAGCGCTATTCAGTGTTTTGGATCTACCTGTTTTAAAGTAAATCTGCTGCATTTCAGGCATTCTCTGCACTTCACCCATGCGCACTTCATAGCCACGATTAAACGCCTCCATGAGGAGAAGCGCAAGGTGACGACTGAAGGCTTCTTGTTCCTTACCTAAGCTCATAATGCTTTCTCCGCAAGATTCTGGATAGTGCTGTCTTTTGCCTTAGACTGCGGCGTAGTCCCGAGTAAGTATTGGAAAATACCACCAAGGACAGTGGCTAGCACAAAGCCTAGAATGGTATCAGCAAAGCGCTGGTTATTTTCAGGGACATCGCCAAATGTTATTGCGCCGATGAACACCATCGCGGCCACTGACCAGATGGCAATGAAAAGATACACAAAGTTCTTGGCCAGCCAGTCATTCTGAGACAGAGCCGTGACCTGCATAGACCTGGCATCTTTTACATTGTCCAGCTTCATCCGCTCAAACTCCAGACTGATCCGGTCGTCATTCTGTTTGATTCGTAGAAGCTCTTCTTCGTGTTCCATCTCGGCAATACGGAGCTTGGTCAGATCCTCTTGACTCAGAGACTCCCTCGTAAGATCCACACCGGTTTTCGCTTCAACCCAATCTTTCCCTTTAGCCAAAACTGCGTTGCCCAGGAGGCTCAGGCCGTTCGACAAAAGGCTTGCAACGATAGGTAACATAACAATCCTCTGTACTGACTAAGAATATAAGAAGAATATTCTCAGTATTCATGCTTATGTCCGGGGGAGCGTTTAAGGGTTAAGTTAACGGGTTCCCGAACGTGAAGTCGCTTTCGCAGCATCTTCGAGATGAACAAATAAACGAAGAAAAGCGGCCCGAGGTGCCTCCGGCGCCCACGCCATGGGGCAGGCATCCCCTCGCAAAATGCGTGTGAGGGTCGATGAACCTGCCTACCAGTCGGGGCCTTCCTGAAGGGCTACCTGCGAGCCGTTTTCGATTGAGATAGTCGATTTGTCTTATAGTTCGCCGGCTAGATACCAAGTACCAGAACCTAGGATTGTCGCGCCACCATCGCTAGATACCTGGTAAGTACCGTTGATGAAGTACTGACCTGCAGCTCTTGACAATCGCAAAGCAGAACTCATCTGGTACCACGTGTTCTGCGGCCCTCTGTTGCACGACACTCCCACATGCGAGGGAATACGTATCCAGAAACCGTTGCCATTACCAGCAGCCACAGAGTTCAGCCAGGGTGAATTCTCACCCGCATCGACTGACCCGTCGGAACGCCATTCTATCGAAGTGCTGTCTAGGAAACCGTCGTCGCCCACTCTTGCGAACGTTGGGGCCAAAGCGTCAAGCATCTGAGTCCAGACACCGCCGAGCTTTATCCACAATTTACGAGGCTTATACCAGGTGCCATTTTTGTTGAACTGTACTTTGTTGAGATCTCGCCAAACACCATTAACTTTAAGAAAGCTTTTCATGTTTGAATCCAGATGTCGCCGTCGTTACCGCCGCTGGGCGCCGACGCTGAAACAGTTACATGGGAAGTATCCAGCACTGTCCCGATGCTGTTATGATCAGCAATTCGTAGCGAACCGTTAGGTCCTACTCCCAATGCTAGCGCTCTTGGAGAGGGGCCTGAAACAACGACATTAGGTATCAGATCTTGAAAGGTGGTCATGTCGTTGTAACCAAGTAGTATGATCTGCCCGTTGGTCTTAGAGGCTCCAGTCCTGAAGAGCGCCGCGTACCCTGTATCACTAAAGCCAAAAACACCGGTACCTGTAGCTGAAGAGAATACGCCGCCGCTACCAGAACCTGACAATCCGTAGACGCCGTTTATTGAGCTAGAAACAAAGCCGAATCTGCCAATACTATAGCCTAAGAAATCGCCATTGTCGTAGTTGTCACCGATTCTGGCGACTATTTGCAGCGAGCCTGGTAGGTTGGAGTAGAAGACCAGGTCGTTGGAACCGCCTTCGTTAAGAGCTATGCGTTTACCGCTATCAGCAGTACGTATCAGGCCACCAGTGATAGTACTACCTGTGATAGTGCTTGCGCTGATTGTTCCTGAGAAAGTACCATTTGCGCCGCTTAGTGTACCGCTAAACGTGGCCGCGCCATTGACGATACTGAATGCAGGTGCATACAGATTACCGTCAGCAGTTATCTGCATGTAAGCGCCACTATTAGGTCTACCAAGCAGTATACCTTCAGGCCCTAAATGAAACCCTCTACCACTAGTAGGCCAAGACCAACCAACAAATGAACCAGCGTTTATCATACCGCTGCTACTCATTGTTAGATTGCCTGTCACACTAAGGCCACCTGTATTAACAGTTATGGCGGACAAAGAGCCGACACGTAGACTACTGATGTACGGAGTACCCCAAGTGACAATATCAGTGGCCGGATTGTAAAGACCATCGCTCTGAAAAAGCTTCTCGTTTGTATTTGGAGTCGGTACACCAGCAATCGAAGAGTAGCCTGCAGGAACTGAGTTTATCCCAGTCGTAGCTCCAGGTGTGCTCAGTGTGTCAGCAATCGATATTGTATAGGCTCGTCTTGCACTAATACCTGTTTGACCTGTATTACCCTGGCTTCCCTGTGGGCCTTGTGGACCCTGAGGGCCTTGTGAGCCTTGTGGTCCTAGCGGCCCCTGTGGACCCTGAGGGCCAGTCGCACCGTCTACGGCTTTATATCCGGTGACGGTTATAGTAGCGCCGTCCCAGTTGAAGTTGGTAGTGTTTGCAGTTGCGCTATCAGTGACTCTCACTCTTGCAGTATACAAGTTGAGGCCGGGAACTCCAGCACCTGGATTCGGAAACCAACCATTAGGGCTGACATTGAAAGACGCGGTGCTCCAGTTGTATGTAGATGTACCTGATATAGCAGGCGTACTTCCATCCCACCTATGAACAACCACTTCCGTACTTTGAAAGCCATTCACACCCGCTGTGCCATTTGTACCGTTGGCGCTTACAGCAACCGGTGTGACACCTGCCCAGCTTACAGAGGTTACGTTGTCTGACGCATCAGTCGTAAATGTCTTGGTCAATTGCCAAAGACTTATACCAGGAGTACCGGGATTAGTAGGTACATAGAAAGTCCAACCCTGCGCGTCGATGAAGGTTACGGTGTTGTTTGTCCAAGAGTATGTGCCGTAGGGAGAGTTAGTAGTGGGTTGGAAAGATAGCCATCTGTAGACCGAAAGCGTTATCGTTTTGGTACCGTTGACGCCATTAACACCATCCTGACTGACCAGAGCAGGTGCCGACCACTCAGCATTCAGAATTTGGTCTGTAGCTGACGTACTGTTGGCCGTTGCTACACACATCCATCTATAAGGACCACCTGTAGTGGGTAAGCTTGTCGTCCACCCGTCTAAGTCGCCAGACACAACTTGCTTTGTTGCAAATTCGTAGACTACTGTGCCTGGGGGAGGAGGTGGGTTGTTAAGAGTGGTTCGCTTGAATACGAATATGGTCGCTGTGTTGAAACCATTAGAACCGTTAAGGCCGTTTTCAACAATCTTAACAGCAGAGCTCCAGTTGGCAGGTAGTATGTTTACTGTACCTGATCCTGTAACAGAAACACTACGAACATACACAGGATCAATTCCCGTAGGCCAAGTCGTGGACCACCCATTAGTCAGATTGTTTAAAACACCTGAAACAAAGTCATAAGACGCCGTTGCATTAGGAGCTGACGGGTTATCTGTCGGTGACCTTCTGAAGATGTCAATTCTGGCACTACTCGTACCGTTGGAACCGTTGGTACCTGCGTACGACACTGCAAAGCAGTCAGTGACGGCCCAGGTGATGGCTGAAGTAGCCGATGAGCCGGAGTCAGTAAAGGTAACTGTAGTTGCCCACAGAGTACTGCCAAGCACAGCTGCAGGCGGTGTTATCGACCAGCCGTTAGTTATTGACGGAACGGTAAATACGCCTGAGGCCCACGTATAGGTAGAATTTCCTGATGGAAAGGTTGTAGGTTTATTAAGCAACCAACGGTACATTGTCATTGCACCGTATCTTAAGCCATTGGGACCTGTTGCGCCATCTTGTACAACTGGCACAGTCTGACTATCCAACAAGGTACTCACACCGCCGGCCGCATACATCGATACCTTAACTGACTTGACATTGGCGGAAATACTATAGTCTTTGAAGGTCTCATCCGCCCCTGAAGTGTACTGAGTGGTGTAGTTAGTACCGTCTGTAGACGTCTGGATTATGAATCTTGCCGCGTAAGTCTCAGGCAATCCCTGAGTGCTCTTGAAGCCAGAGAATCTAACGCTAGATGGATTCAAAACAGATGTGTTACTTTTCTGAATTACAGCCGCTGACGATGACACCCAGAAAGAGGAGCTTTGGGGTCCCTGCTTCGACTTTGTTATACTTTGTGTCTTTGTGAGTGCAAACGAATTACCCGCCAGGCTCTTTCCGAATATGTTGTAGGTAATTGCCGCACTGTCCGAAGTCATACCTGAGAGATCGGCCACAGAAGCCGGAAAACCCACGTCTGAAACGGTTGGTGAACCTATGTTTGAAACAGTCGTCGTGAAGCCCCACTTACCAGCGGTCCCTGCGCTTGCGCCAGCCTGATCGAAATCAAGAGCAGTAGATCCGTCATACACATAAATCAGTGTACCTGAGTTAGCATAAGACAGAACATTCCCCTGCGCATCGGATGGCACAGAATGACTCTCGTTGCTTAGTATCGCGCTTATCCCTGAATCGCCCTTAGGCCCGTCTAGCACTACTGGGGTTATCTCGTAATCAACTAAATTTGTAAAGGCAGCATCACTGAATAACTCGACCTTTAGGCTTATACAGTTGGAGGGTATCGTGAAGTTTGTTGTGGTCTCATTGACAATGCTTGCGTAGCTCTCAGTATACCCTGCGCCTGTGTCGACACTTATTCTGAAACGACCAGAGTAAGGAGACGGTGTTGAGCCACTCGACTGAATTGCGTTGAATGTCAGAGCGCTAGGCGTCAACACGCCGCTAATAGACTTCCTAATGGAAGCTGCTGACCTTGTCAACCAGAAAGCAGAACCTGCAGCACCTCCAACACCAGCTAAAGCCTTCGAGAAATTTTGTTGTTTTGTTAAGTTAAAAGGAGTACCGTCAAGAAGCTTACCAACAATCGTGTATACGATTGAGCCAGAAGAAGCAACGAACGCAGACACCGCGCTCATGTCCGCTGAATCGCCGTTTGCCGACAGCGTACCTAACGTGACACCCGAGGGTGCCATACCGATGAAGTAAGTACCATTTGAAGTACCAACACCGTCATATGTAAGCTCAGTAACGCCCTCAAACACGCGTATGGTTGTACCGCTACCACCATAGTTACTTACTGTACCATCTGCAGACGCCGTGAATGTGTGGTTCTCGTTGGACAGCACCGCATACAAGTTTTCTGTAGCTGATTCACCCGCTGCGCCTTGACGAGCCTTAGAGACATTGAAAGTCTTCTCAATCGTAACCCCATTATATACGGCTCTGAGGACCATATAACCTGTGTCGGCGGACATGCTGCTGATAGTGTAGTTACCCGCTGCGTCAATACTACCCACAAGTCCAGATTGACTGAACTTAGAGAAAGTGCTGCTGCTGGTTACATCAGTGGTACCAAAGGATACCTTAAAAGCACCTGCTGCGGCAGCGAGATTACCCGCAGACACAACGCCGCCAGAGTCGGCAGGAACCGTGTGGCTCTCATTTGTCAGATAGCCTACGACCGCTGCGCTACCAGTAGCTCCATCAGCGCTTCTGTAAACAGTAATCTGATCACTGTACCCGCTGAGTGTGGAGGTGATAACAGCATATGCTGCAGTGCCGAATTGCGCTATTGTCAACGTTCTTGATAATCCGGAACCACCTAGTGCGACTGTACCAAGAGATCCTCCTGACGCGTTGTAACGTGTGCATACAAGGGTGGGTGTACCAGAGATGTTCGACAGTACAGTATTGAAGGTTAAGGTTTGGGATATCGGAGAGCCGAGCCCGTCTTTGTCAAACTTAAACAAATTTGCGTTGACGTTTAACTTAAGAGCTATCGCATTGCTACCATCCAGCCCGCTTTGAGACAGAACTGAATAAGTTGTCGCACTCCAAGTAACCACACTCTCAGTAGACGTATCGATGTTGGTGTATATCTGCCTGACCACGTAAAGTGACATGCCAGGAGAAGGCGTTCCAGGCGTGGTGGTCCAGCCGTTTGAGTTGAAGGAAGGGTCTGTAAATAAGCCTGTTTGCCAGTTGTAAGTAGAGGTACCTACCGGGTAAGTAGTCGGAGGTGTTGACGACCACTTGTATAGTTGTAGTACGGCAGTGCGTCGACCGTTCACTACGGGACTTGCAATGAGCACCGGGGTAGACCAAGGACCGCCATCCAGTTCAACGGAAGCATCAGGTGACACGAATGCAAAAGAAGATCCCCAGATAGGCGCAAAGCTCAGAGCAGGGAGCGTTCTAGACCAACCGTCAGGCGACACAAAGGTATCAGTGGCCGCTGTGTATTTACCGCCAGTAGGTGCTAAAGGTTGTACAGGACGCTCAGCATATACGGTGATAAGTGCGTAGGATGAAGAAGCCGCTGTCTTGAGTTTGCTTACACTGAAACGTCGGGTGAGTGTGGCCGAGCCTTTTGTTGCAACTATGTCAATATACCCTGAATCCTCAGTAAGCGCGGTTACCTGAAAAACTACCGAAGGTTGGCCTGTGACGGAGTGATTGTAGGCACTATTACCCGCAATAGTCGACGCAACACTCGAAGATGAAGTACGTGTGATTGTCCATCCAGCTGTTACGTTATTTGAGCCCTCCATGAGAGTCAGTGTGGTAGTGCCAGTAGAGTAATCAGAGACAGCGCCTGCGTAGTTAGCCGGCAGTATGGCGATCTCTTGCGTAAGCATCATGGAGGTTGTATCCTTACCCTCCTCGATTGAAAACAGCGTCAACTCTTTTTCAATCCGAGTGCTCGAATCACCAAGCTCCTCAACATAAACCTTGAACTTCTTGAAGGAGCCTGTTGTAAACGGAGCTAGCGTCAATACATTACCAACAACCGTTATCTCAGCGGTATCCTCAAACCACTTTACAGATGGATTGTCGTAGCCACTGTAAGCAGCTGTGATAAGTATTTCACCCGGAACATATTCATTAGCTTTGTTTCTAATGAAACCGATCTCTGATGAGGTAAGTTGAAGATCTCTAGTGTTGAACAGGATAGGTCCGGATTCAATCATCTCGGACATTGCACTGCCGCTATACGCCCTGACTGCAACACGGCCGGCCTTTTCCTTTATTGCCGGTAGCTCGTAGGAGTTGTCTACAGTACGCCCGACTTCTCTGAACAGCGGAAGACCATTGCTGTCGTAGTCTCCAGAGACGTTGACGTACACAATGAAACCAGTATTTCTAGAGTCATTGGCAGACGCCCAAGACACTGTACCAGCAGATGACGTTAGTACGTTGCTGCTCTTAGTGAATGAAACCGAATAAGGCGCTACAAGCTTGAAGTCAAAAAGACTCTTTGGCTTTTCATACACGTTGTCCGGTACATTCCAGGCCAATTGTGCAGCATCAAACCCAACTAGAGCAAGCTCTGCCGAAACCGCATCCGTCATGCGAGACGTCTCTACTCGGAAATACTTGTTGTACACACCTAAGATGTCGGAGTTAATCAGCAGATAATCGCCTGGCGTGTAATACTTCTCTCGCACGCGATACTTAAGTTCGATTTGTACTGCAGATCTACTAGACCTGACAGTCTCTTCGGCTCTCGCCAGTGCATGATATACGTTATCGATGCCATCTGCTGTTATGGATGCCTCAAGTTCTACACCATTGTCTTCAGCTAACAATTGCTGATAAATCGCGTCACTCTGGGTGTAGGTTACAAAATCTGTATAAGCAGGTGATCTGGACGTCCAAACAGTCACACCGACCGAATCCACCACATAAGCTGCAAAACCCTTAAGGTCTGCAGTACAAGTGGCACTACCAGAAATGGAGATTACTTCATCCTTGTTAGCTGATATTGCAAAGTTCTTTACGGTGTTTATATTGTTGTGGGTGCTACTAACACCCTTTGCAACAACGGAGCAACTACCACCGGCAGTAAAGTATACAGTATGTACGCCAGAGTTAATCGCAACAAATTTCCAGGCAAAGCTAGCGCTATTGGAAGATCCAGTCCAGACGGCATATTTGTTAAGTTTTTGGCCACCGGCCTTAGTGTCGTCCCAGCCGTCCACTATAGGGTACAAATTACCGTCAACTCCATAGAAGTAAGTACCAGTGCGTTTCGGAGGCCACGAGACCGAGTCCTCTCTGAAGTCAAGTTCGGCATTATTGAAACGAACAGTTGCGTAGTTGAAACGATCGTCTCCACCAGGCCAAGAGATGTTGATGTCAGACTCATCAACAATGTCGTCATCTGTTATCGTACCAGCAACCACGATGCCTGCGTTAGTATCCGGATCTTGGAATACAAGACGATACTTGCCCTGAATATAAGGCAGTGTTGCGGTGGGGCCGAGACAAGAGAGAAGCTTGGTGATGTTGTCTCTAATCTTGTCTGACGTCTTTATCGCCAAATTTGTTTCGTAGCGAGGTAACGCACGTGTGCCAACATTTCGGTAGCCGTCAGTGGGTCTCCAAATCTTACCACCAACCTTTGCCGACGGTACCACTGTCCTGTAACTACGGTTATGCACCGACTCAAACGAGCTTAAATCGATGTCTTCAGGAAGCAGGTTCTTTCCAAAAGGCGAAAGCAAGTAGTGTAATAGTGCGTAGGCAGGTGAAGTGGAGTACTCAGGCGTGCCCAAAACACCGCCGACCACCTTAGGAAGTATCAAGCCCTCCATTATGAACTGAACATCAAAAACGCCGTTAAACTGCGGGTCATCACGGTTAAGCTTTGCAAAGACTGAAGCGTAAGCTGCGTTGGGAAACCTGGCAGTGGCTCTTTCAGGGAAGTTAGCTACTGTAAGTGTGTCAGCAACTGGCGCCACACCGTTGTGAACATCTATGCGAAGAGCAGCTTTGAAACTAGTAGTCTTCGTGACAATCTTGCCACCTGACGTCGTGACTGCAGTAGAGCCCAGAGACGGGTCATCAATGTCTCTGTCACCATCAATGATTACGTCATACACTCTGTTGATTGGTCCAACACATAAGGCCTGCTGGAAGAACAGAAACTCATTCTTTGAGCCCGCTATGTCCTTTGTCAAGGAGCTGCCAGGTATCGCCCCGTAAGACGTTGTTTGAGTATAGGCGCCGCCCTCGTTTGCAAAGTATTCTTCGTAGGTTCCTGGAGGCACGTCGGGAGAACCCGCTAGAAATACTTTGTCGGAGTTGTTAGCTACGTATTTGTAACTGTTAGCTACATTATGCCATACTCTGGCACCTCCCACTTTGACTCGACCATAAGGTAGCACTAACGGAGTAGTCTCACCTTCAACAACGATTTCAAAACCCTTACGAGCTTCTTCTTGTTCAGCAGCTTTCTTTCTTTGTTTTCGCGCTTGAGATTGCTGGTAAGCTATGGAACCAGCAGCGATTGCGATTTGTACGACTAGCCAAAACATTATAGTTTACCCCACTTTAGATTTATTTGACCGGATCCTTGATAGACTTGGCTATAAGATGTGTCGCCAGGCAACACACTATTAGCGTAGTCTTGGCTTGTGTAAACAGCCCTTATTTGGTCAAGATCATGTAGAGGACTAGTGCAAACAATTACGAAATTGCGTTTGCCTCTACTACCCGTAGCGATTTGTAATTCAACCCTATCAACAGCACTCCGGTACAAGAAGAACGTATCAGCGTAGCTTGTGAAAGCAACACCTGTGGCAGGATTTATAAAGCCTATTCGGGCTTCAACCTTTAGACCAATGATACCCGCTGTAATCTTGTCAGACAAGAAATTGTCTACGTCCGCTACTGCAACACTGAATTCTTGTTTATCTGTAACGGAAGAGAATTCCGCCGGAGTGACTTCTAGAATGGAACCGTCAGCAATATACGTGTCAGAACCAACAGTTACATTGCTGCTATGACTGGTTCTGAAGCTATTGCCGATTTTGACGAGATAGAAAGCTTCAGAGGAACGCCCTGCCAGCAAAACTTGAATAGCCTCAGAAAATTCAATCATAAATCCTCTAGTAATTTAATCGTACCAATATCCATCAGTACGCCATCAGTGTAGCTCATACCGATAGCTGTATCACTGTCCATCATGAACTTTGCGATAACATCATCTCGGTGCTTGAAAGAAATACCTGTGACCGCAGTTCTCAGGGTGGGGTAAATCCCCATAGGCCCATCACCAACACGGTCGTTTGTAACCATATAAACCTTATTATGGTTACCGAACTTTATGAATGTACCCAGCGGTATCAAACCGCTATTGCCAACCACATCAACATCTGACTCGCCTATAGATCCAGTCGCTGCTGTAGAAATGGACACAGAAGTCCTACGATTAATCACGCCGTAATTCTGAGGCACGACTACATCAATTGGATTAAAGTGGCCATTAGCTACTAACAGCGCCATGAGGTACTCAGCCCCAAAGCTGAGAGGTTCCAGGTTAGCTGAAATCTCCCATCTTTGAGTTGAGTAACGTTGAGCATGAATCTTGAGGCTTGCAGATTGTGTGATGGCAACAGGTACATTACTGATGATGCTAAGAGGCGCCACAAATTTTGCGATTACTCGCGTACCATCATAAATGCCATACATATCAACCCTTTTCTCTATTTCGTTTGTTCACACCAGCCGCAATTTGAGGTATCATCTCGTAGATTGTCGACTTAGTTTGCCTACTGATGTCGCCGGTTATGTTGATGTTGAACATTTGGGTATTGCTTGACGGATCACCGCCTCCAGCTCTCGACAGTTTAGAGCGGTCATTTATCAAACCACTTCCAATAAAACCACCATCAGCGAACTTAGGTATACGACCGCTGTTTATTGCTTCGAGCACTGGCAAGAACTTCTTGGTGGCCTTCGCGTTCACCATGTACTCGCCATTAGACGCCCATATTGGAATGCTGTCTGAAGTACCGGTACCCGGGCCTGATATTCGGCCACCGTTTGCAAATACACCTAGAAAGCCACCAACGCCACCCAGCGCACCGCCGGCTGCAGAAGCTGCCGCACTTGCTGCAATAGCTGCAACAATAGCTGCGGTAGACGCTGCAATAGCTGCTGGGATTGTTATGCCGAGAGTGCCCAAGTAAATGAGCTGAGCTTGTTCAACCGAAACACCTAACAGATCAAAGCCTGTGGAGGTAGCCGTCAATCCCAGCATTGCTACCAGAGGCGCCAGAAGCGTCACACCCAACGTACTAATCGCAGACACAACTGGATTAGATGACGACTGCCCGCCGGAGTCTCCTGTAGGTAGCAGACCACTTAAAGCTTTCGCACCGAACTCGAACATATTGGCGCCAATGCTCTGTAGCGACTTCATAAGGAAAGAATCTTTCCCCGATACCGCATTAGTCAGACCACTGACAAAAGTGTCGATTACATTTGATGTGAAGGTGTCGAGGATTTTGCTGACAAAGGTTTTGAACACTGAGGAACCTTCATCAGAAGCGCCCTTCAGAAGTCCACTCAAAGCCTCTTTAAAACCTCCAGAGACGCTGGTAGAAAATTCAGCTCCGGCTTCTCTTGTGGTTATCGAGATGTCCTTAGCAGCAGACTCAAGTAAGCTTTCGACTTCGTACTTTATTGAGTTGACGTAAAGTTGTAAAGACCTACGGGTGTTTTCATCAGCTTCGACTTGAAGTTTATCGACTGCAGCAAGACCTTTGGACAGCATTGACTCAACACGTGCACGTTGTTCGCGTCCAAGTAGATTAAAGTCAGCCGCGTCTTGTGACAGACCGAACTTCTTCGCACTACCTAAAAGAGCGGCGTTTGGGTTGTTTGACTTACCAACCACGCTGTTTGCAAAGTTGTCTTTAGACCGCTCCAACGACTTTTGGTTTCCAACTCCTGTATTGAACAACTTTTCTTGCCTGGCAATGTCCAGAGCGGATTTAGCCAGATCCAGCAAGATATCACGGCTAAGCTTGAGCAGCTCACCTCGTAAATCAGAACCTTCAGGCAAAGCTTCGGATATCTTTGAGATAAGACTGTCACGCGTCTCATAAGGTAGAGACTGTAGTGCAACACTGAACTCAGTACCTGCTTCCAGAATAAGTTTGCTGAATCTCGCAGCAAGTACCTTATTCTCGTTGTCGATACCAAGCAACCCTGAGGCGTCATTTGGAGCTGTGTTAAGTACCTTCGAGCGTTGGTCAAATGCAGTAGAGGAAAGTTGTTTACGGAGTTCTTCAGGTAGATTGGCGAAAACGCTCTTAGAGAGACTTAGACCTAATGTATCATTGACATTGGCAACGACTTCATCAAAGGATTCGAACTTCTTTGACAAAATATCAGCCTCGGTCTGGAGCCTTACAATCTCCTTAGCAGTCGCTTGGAAACGAGCAGATTCTGGGGACAGCGTAAGACGCTCGTTCTTGAGTTTCTCAAGCTCCACTTGTATCTGAGTGAAACGTTTGAGATCCTCTTTTTCAAACAAGGCTATGCGCCACTCGTCTCTTACACCGAAGCCCTCAAGAATTGTGACGGTTTTAGCGACAGTGTTGCCGATGGTCGACAGCATGATGGCAAAAGCGTCCTTTGCTTGTTTTGCCTTAGCTGTAAGATAATTGGCGAACTGCGCTCTTGAAGCTGACGCATCAAGCTTTGAGAAAGCCTTTTCTTGTTGTATACCTTGGAAGGCAAGCGTTCTAAGCGCTTCAAAAGCTTTAGGCGCTAGTTTCGTAATGTCCTCAAGCTGTATGCCAGAGATACTGCTAGCTTGATTCAAAACTTCACTAGCAGTAGTAGGTGCTTCTTTGAGTTGATCAAGTAAGTTTTTGTAATTGCGCAAGTTTGTCCGGAGCTCTGCTGGATTGGTGGCGTCTTTAATCTTTTCAGAGAGACCCTCCGCACGCTTGACAGCTTGCACAGCTGCATCGTAACCCTTGGCAATAACAAGCTCATCAAAGTCAAGACCGACGCTAGAGGCGAGCTCTTGCATTGCGATCTTGTTGCCCTTAGCAGACCGTCCAGCAGCTTCCTTAACGCGTGCTGTGAACTCTCGGGTGGCTTGATCAATAGCTGCAGTTTCAGACTCAATAGACTTTGTTGCTCCAAGTGATAGCAACCGTTCACCAGTCAAAGGATTCAGGCTAGCCGCATCACCCTGAAACTTCTTTTGGATGTCCTTACGCTTTTGGATTATCTGAAGCAGTGTTGCATTGAGCGCTTCAGCATCTGCATCAGAGAGACGTTGGTAGGTTTCTTTGCTGAATACTGCAATACCCGCTTGATTTGCAAGGTCTTCGAGCTGGAACTGTTTACGAACAGCAGGGTTCGATTTCTCAGCATTGAACTTGAGATCTTCAACCTGGCTCCTGATCTCTGTGACTCGCAAGATTATCTCGCGACGCTCCGCAAGGTCTGCAGTCATTTCGAATTCTTTTGCAAGGATTCGTAACTGTGCAGCCAAGAACTTTGCACGATCCATGGCATCATCGTCTTTCAACGACAATTCTTTTGAATCAAAGCTGATGTTCAGAGCATTAAAAGAAGCGCTTATCTCTTCGATTTGTTGCTTGAAATCAGCTGCCTTAGCAGACTGCTTATCAAACAGCTTAGCTTTGTTGTACGAATCAAGCAGAATATCTCTAGTAAATCTGAGGTCAAACTTTCGCTGATCATCCTCAGACAGCTTATCGACCCGACCGAACAGTGTGTTCTCTGCTTTTGCAACCTCAGTGAAAGCTTCGCGGTAGGCATTCTCCAAGACACCGATCTCAGTCATTAGCTGATCATTGGTGTACTTGAAGGTGCGTAGTTCTTTCGACAGATCTACGGCCTGTCTATCGTCAGGAGACAGAGGTACAAACTTAGCATTGAAGCGAGTGTCTTTAAGCTTTGTAAGCGCCTCAAGGTCGCGTGTAACCGCACCCTTTGAGTCTTTGTCGGAAGCGAATCTAAGAAGTTTTAGCGAGAACTCACGAATTGTGTATTCAAAGTCAAGCGCAGTTTGGTCGAGAGCTAGCACAAATTTGCCAGCTAGACTCTTAGGATCACGGTTTGAAATATCCTGAATTTGTTTTGCGAGGTCGCCAGACTTGAGCGAGTTGCGTGCGTCTATCTTCGACACAAGATTTGCCAGGCTCTTATCAAGCTGGCGAATGTTGTTCTTTGTGTCCTCAGTTGTGATGCCTAGTAGGGCTTGCTCTTCAGCAGCCTGAGTTATAGATTCCTTGAGCTTCTCCAACGTGGCATCGAGGCGGTCTCTGTCCTTTGTAGCAATCTTTTTGGGATCAATTTTGGATAGATCATACGAGAGGCTAATACCAGCATCCTGCACCGCTTTCGTCTGCTCCTCAGACAGCTTGGTAGACTTAGAATTCTTGTTCTTAAAACCGAAGAACTCCTTCATCTTGTCAATCGCCAAATCCATATCCGTCAAGAAATCATTCTCACCGAACAGGAATATGTACGCCATACCACCAAGTGACAGAGCACCTAACGCAACCGCCGCGATCTTGAACAGAGGCACCATCACGGCTGCAGAGAAAACAGTCGAGAAGGCCCATGCCACAGCCTTATAAAGCGCCTTACGTATGAAGAAACCGAATTGCGCTGCAAGGACACCAAGACTTATGGCGTCTACTAAGCTACCCGTTGTGAGAAACCCAGCCCCTGCGCCAACAGCCCCTGCGCCAACACCAGCCAACAGTGCCTTGCGCTTTGCAGCTACTGCCCTTATAGCATCTATGGAAGTCGTGGACCAACGCTTAATGTTGCTTACATCAAAGACCTTCGACAGCTGAGAACCGATTTGTCGTCTAAACAAGAAAGCGGCTGCTGCAATAAGAGGTAATGAAGCCAAAAGTACCGCTGCAACAGGATTGTTATTCTTCAACGCCTCAAAGTCGCGGCTTATCTGCTCAGTCAGCGAGAGGTCCTCAAGCGATTTCTGCGTGGTTGTTGCAGCCATTGTGAAGGTAGCAAAAACCGACAGGATGCTGCCAACGAGAATAGCTTTGCCATACTTGCCAAGGAACATGCGACCGAGCAGACCTTGATCACCACCAATAGTTTCTGCAAACTTCGAAGCCGACGATGCCTGCCGCTGAGTTGCCCCGAATGTGGAGGCCATCAGATTGCTATACTTACGCGAGTAGTTCTGGGAACCCGCGAAGATACCGCTGAAGCTCGACATTATAGACGAGAGACCCATGGAAGCGCTGGCCTTATTGATTTGCGCTGATACAGTGCCTGCAATGTCTGAGAATTGCTTCTTAACATTTGACAGAGTGGCTTTAGGGTCCTTACCAAGAAAGGCTGTTGTAAGAAAGTCGACACCCGCAGATACGTACGGTGTTGCGAAGTCCACAACGCTGGTATTTATCTTGGTGAAAACTGCTTTGCCAAAGTCGGCGACTCTATCGCCAAAAGTCCCGCTTCCAAACAACAAATCAAAAATCGTTTTGCTATTCTTTGCAGCGAGAGTCTTTATGGATGTGATAACAGGCAGGATTGCGGCGTCTACTACAGATGTCTTGATCTTATCGAAGCCTTTGTTACCTGCAAACAAGAGGTACAGCAAACCGCCGTTGGCGGCAAGTTCAGCGAGTGGCGAATTGATAAACAGATTGTCAAAGATACCAAGGGCGCTAGTAACCAGCCCTATGGAGCCGACCACACGTGCGACACCGAAAGTGCCAAATAGCCATGAACCGATAGCCCCAAGAGGAGCCTTTATGGTTTTACCCTTGTCATCTTCACCGTCTTTAAACAGACCGACGATGTATTTCAAGGGAGCTGTAGCCTTCTTGACCAGATCTGTTTGACCGGCAAGACGCGCAGCACCTGCGCCAAATAGCAAAGCGCCTATCAGGCCTAACGGAGTGCCAAGCCCGACCTTGTCAGCGATGGAGAAAATACTAGTGAAGATGTCACCGACCATGAAGCCGATATTGGTCAAGAACCCTCGGAAGGCACTAGCCACTCCGCCAAGAATCACTGTAAGTATCTCTGGAAGACTTTTGAGAGAGGCTGTCACAAGGAAGCCAATAGTTTCACCAAACTTAGTAGCAGCTGCGTTTATAGCCGAAGCATCGAACAAACTCTTGAAAATTGAATCCGCAAGAACTGTTGAGTTAAGCGCGAGCTCTGTGCCAAGAGAGGCCAACAGCACTGTGCCGATAGATGAGAAAGGCAGCACCAGCTTTGCAATTATGCCGGCTATGCCGATAATGGCCATTGAGAATATTGACGGGTATTCTTTTGCAAAGTCCAAAGCTGAACGCTTCATATCTGCAAAGGTAGCACGCGCTAAGTCGTAGAGTTTCTCGAAACTGCTCTTCGACTGCATTACGTTGAATTTGATTTCAGGTACTCGCAGTGAGTTCTTAAAGGAGCCTGAGATGTTGTTGTAAATCGACCTGAAGTAACCTGTGAAATTGTTGTAGAATTTGACGATGCCAGTCTTCGATTTCTCCCAAAGCGTTGCAGAGCTGTTGATAATTGCCAGCACAGTGTCTGTCCACCAAGAGTTACCGATCACTTCGTCGTATATTGTGAAGAAGTAATAAATAACTTTCTTAGCAAAATTCTCGATCTTCTTCAGCGGGCTGTCAAAGTCGGCCAAGTTGCTTATAGCATCTGAGATTCCAAAGATCAAGTCAAACACGTCCGCAGCCATGCTCTTGAAAGACTTGGCTCTGAAGATTTCAGAAATGGCTTCGCCGAAAGCTGTGAAGTACTTGATAGCGTACAGGACAACTTCTACAGTAGCTTTGGCAAAGGCTCTCAAAGCAGGTATACCAGCCTCTTTGAAGGCGTGGATCATTGTTCGTATGCCGGGATACCAATTCTGTACAATCAGCCCTCTGATATCCCAAAAGCGTGCAGTTAGCCCAAACAAGCCGCGAGTTATTTCAGCAATTGTTTGTGTGAGATTCTCAAAAGAGCCGGCTGTGAAGGATACGAACGCATCACTAGCACCGCCCCAATAGCGGTACAAGCTGAATATACTGGCGTTAAGTCGTTTGGCAAACCCTTCGATATTACCGCCAATGGTTGTGATATTGGACGCAACGGCTTTAGCAAGCACACCAAATGCTTTAGAGTACTCAAGAATGTTCCGCGCTGAGAAGAGCTCTACAATACTCTTTCTGTCGAATCCGCTAGCTGCCCAATATTTAGGACTCAGCCGCTTTAAAGTTCTTATAGCCTTCTCAACATCAGACTCGACTGTTACGAGGTCAATAAAACGGAACTGTTTCCAACCACGTATGAAGTTGCCTAAGAACGTCCTATCAAAGTATCTGATGAACTCGTTCAGGTCTCCCTTAAACGTGTCTGTAAACCTTATCTGTGGCAAGGCCTGGGCAAACTGTGTAGCAAGGCTACCGAATATGGAAGCGACTGGTGCAGAGATTAACGACACCAAGTTCTTAACGCGTCTTACAGTGACTGCGACATTAGTGCCAAGTTGGAAAGCGTTGTCGGCAGCTGCAGATACATACTTAGCAGTAGACTGCATGTACTTAGAAAGCGACGCAGAAAGCCCCAACCCCTTGTCGAATTGAGAAACAAACTGCTTTATTCCGTCGGTCAGAAGATTTGTCGATTGACCAATGGTAGGCGCCATCGCCTGGAATTCTTTGTTGATATTCTGTGCTTGCGCCAGAATCGCGCTGAAAACGACGTTGCTTGTAAGCTTACCTTGCTCACCAAGTATGCGCAACTGGCCTGTGCTTACCTTGAGGGAATCAGCAATAGCTTGCGCAATGCGAGGTGTCTGCTCCATAACAGAGTTCAGCTCCTCGCCACGCAAAGCTCCTGCAGATAAACCCTGATTGAGCTGCATTATGGCTGCAGAAGCGCTGGCCTCCGAAGCACCTGATACAATCACAGCCTCTTGGATTGCTTTAGTGGCTTCAAGAACCTTTACAGTACCTACTTGTGAGGACCTCAAAGCTCTGGCCATAGAGCTATAAAGACCTGCAGTGGCACTTACCGAAGAGCGCGTGTCTGCAGCTAATTTGAACACTTGCATCTGTGCGGATACAAGCTCTTTTGTTCGCCCTGTAACTAGAGCGATCTTGTTCTCTATCTGTTGGTATTCATCAACAGCTGATTTTAAACCATAAACCAAGCCTGCCAGGCCGGCGGCTGCACCTATATTCGAAAAAGTGCTTTTGAGTGTACGCCCAACAGACCTGGTGGCATCGTCGATTCTTCCCAGAGACGCTTCAACTTGTCGTAAATCACGTTTAGCTGCCGCTGAATCTGAGGTAACTGGTACTATGACACCGGTCATGTTATCCTCATTAAAAAGCCCGTGAAAGAAGGCATAAGCCAACCTCACGGGCACAAACTCACTTAAACTGTACTATCGAACCATTTATTTTCAGACCGAGCTTTAAGACAGAGTGCTCGATAAAATTAGGTTCGGCTTGAGGAGAGTGGCCTTCATTTAGAGCAATTATGTGCTCCACATCGTTCTCTAGACCCTTACTAGTTACTCTCCAGCCATCACGCGCTTCACCAGTGTCTACCGGCGTGCTTTCCTGAAGCTCTACGAGTAACTTCCTTTTAGATGAATCAACAGCCTTAAGAGATTGCTTCTGAACCTCCAGCCGAATACCTCTCAAGACTTTATCCGCGCCTTTTAAAGTCATAGATCAAGCCTATCACCGTTAATAGCCTTAGACATGAAATCAAACATCTTAGAGGACTTGAACTTGTTCGCTGTCATCTTCTCAGCGTGGGCAGAAGCCTTCAGACGAGCTAAAGAAGGGAACAAGTTCTCAGGTTTCTCTTTGACGCCTTGAGCTTGCATTATGCGGTAAGCTCTTTCATCGTCTTGCCAGCCAAAAGGATACCTGTCGAAGTAGTGGTACCAGCCCATCAGCTCCTCATGAGGCATCTCTTGTTTTAGCACATAGATAGGTATTCGCAGTCTATACGCCAGCTCGTATAGCGTCAGCTCGTCTTCGGTAAGACGTTTCCCTCAGCAGCCGTAGCAGGAGCCCGGAGACCCGAGAACTCGGTGACTGCAGTCGAAAGCGCCTGAAGTTCCTCCAGAGGAAACTCCTTGAACTCTTCCATCGAAAGCTCTTTGAAGTCTGCAACACCCTCGTCCAAAATCTTCTTGAGACTCGCGAAGATGTCGCCTTCAGAATTTTCAGAAGCTGTTTTGGTGAAGACTTGAATACCTTCGACCTGAGCGATTGTGAGCTTACGAATTTCAACTTCGTCGCCCATGAAAGCCACCTTCTTGGTGACGGCCTTAGAAAGCAAACTACGCAGTTTTGACATATGTATCACCTATTACTTTTTGATGATGGCATTTTTGATGCCCTGGAGTTCCGTCAATGTCTCGAATGCTTCGAGTGACTTAACAGAATCATTTTCTGAATTAAAGACCGCCATCCGTGCGAGTGTCTTGTCGATAGACATTTGAACACTACGCAGCATGTGTTGCCTAGTAACGCTAAGCACATAGTCTTTGCTGAAAGGTGCGTTTTGATTCGAGTATGCCATTATTAAAGGGGCATAAGCCCCTCCTCTTAGATCGTGAAAGCTCCGTAGAACTTCGACTGAATGGTGATGGTGACCGTACCAGTGTTGGCATCGGTCAACTGCGGAGTGACCTGCAGAGCGTCAATCTTACCGATCCAGTAGTACTGCGAGTTTTGCACAGTGCCAATACCGGTGCTGGTAGATGCAAACTTGGTCGCGCCCGAGCCGGTCGATTCAGTGTTCATCAGCGTGAAGCGGAAGACATACTGATTACCGTCACCGACCATGTTACCCAGGATGTTACCAGCTTCCTTGGCCCAATCAGCGGGGACCAGGTTGATCTGGATTTCCATCGTGGGAGCATCGGACTGACCCTGAATCTGCTGTGAGCTGGCCTGACCATAAGTCGGGACGTTCACAACGTTCGGGGGAGTGCCCATCGCCGGGAATTCGCGCACGTTACCGATACGCACAAAGGTGTTCGCACCTTTAGTACCACCCGCAGAGTTGATTTCCGTAGCAAACAACGCTTGGAATTCAGCCGCCGTGTCCAGGGTAGCGAAGGTGGGCGCACTGGAAGGTGTCGCGACCGCAAGGTCGGAGAACATACCTGCGCCGATTGAATTGATATGAGCCATCAAGAAACTCCAAAGTGATTAAATTGAATCTCAAGCTTAGATCTGAAATACTTAGACTGTGGGTCCAAGCCTATTGGGGTATAAACTGCGCCCTTTAGCTGTGTAGTCCAGCCTGCACTTGTTTTGCTTTTGTTCGACAGCAGCGCTGTCAGAATGTCTGCAATTTGTGTAGACCTGCTAGTACCCTTGTTGACTTCAGTGTTTATACTTAGCTTGAGAATTCCTGAAACTGAAACTCGGTTAACGCTGTCGCCTGATGCCAAAATATCCATCTTCACATATTCTGCCGGAAGATCTACACTCTTGAAATTATCCGGAAACGCAGTTATGCTGTGTGACGTCCATTCACTTTTGGTGAAGAAGTCGTAAACATTGAGCTCTAATGTCATAAATTTGCTCATACTCACCCCTTCATGACTGTGACGGAGCTTGTAAAGCCATTAGAGAACTGCACATCCCTGATCTGCCATTTTTCGATGCCGATCATTATGTAATCAAGAGTTGTTAGCGTTTGCGATTGAGCTGTACGTAGCAAGAAGCTTTTTATGACTTCGTTGGCAACAGTCTCTCTTTTCTTTGTGGTGACGTCCAGAACATCGACAGGTACTGACGCCGGTAGCGGTGAGGCCACCTGCCCTGTCGTGAAACTGAAATTTACATTAGTTACTCTAAACAGCTGGCCAGCTTTTATCAGATCGCCTGCTGCCTTGAAAGCAGCTTCTACTGCTTTATTGACTTGTGCAGACAAACTCATTAGTTGGCCCTCCACCAAATATTACCGCTAGACGCGGATAGTGGTTTCAAGATATCTAGAACTCGTTTAGGAGTCACACTAGCTGAGACAGGCTTCTCAATTGTGATAGGCCCGACCGTCAGCCTGCTGAATGTGGCGTCGTTTTGTAATACGTCAGAATTTGCAGAGAGATGAAACGCTAGCTCGTATGTCGCTCGCAATACGATTGAGGGTGTAGGATTCATAGCACGAACAACGTTCAGCTTTGTGTCCAGATATTCACCCTCTCTCGGAAAGGCCAGAGACTGTGAAGCGGAGACGGCAACACCTTGAAACTCCATGTCATCAATAACCCGAGTGGCAGAAACCAACAACTGGGCTTTAGAAGTCTCATTCAAGGCTGACCAAGTAGCGTTGTGTACGCTGTCAGCGAAGTAGGCATCAGCTTCAGCGACTGTAACGTAAGAGTTAGTACCTTTACTTAATGCCATACTCGCACCTACTTTTAGCTGTGGAAGACCGGGAGGATACCCAGGCTCAGCGCAGAACTAGCTTTACGCAGCCACACACCTGTGGTAGAGGCCAAGGTACCGCTGACGACAGCGGTAAGGGCTCTTTGAGTAGCGCCTTCAATGACCGCTTGGTAGTCGGCATTGCTCGGGAAAGCAGCATCAACGCCAGCCCAGTCATAACCAGCCGGATGGCCGACATAACCCCAACGATTCCAGATGGTGGTGGTACCGCCGCCCTTGTAGGCGCCAGCATTACGGTCGATTTCCACGTCCTCATCGATCATCAGCGGTTCCATGGCAACAGCACCAGGAAGCACAATGAACGAGAGCTTAGTTCCAACAATGTCCACACCAGCGCCGGTGTTGATCTTGGTAAGCTCAGCAGTGCTGAGGCTTTGAGTGGCGCGAGTCTGAATCAGACGGAACTTACCCTGGAAGATCGTGTTGAAGTCGACATTGCCATCAGTGACTTTGTCTTGGTCGACCAGATTGGCAGACCGGAACGAAGCCATCATTTCAGGCGAGGTCACCAAGTAAGCATACTCAGGCTCGTAGTCCTTGTAAGCCATGCCAAAGGCGCGGAGGAAGCCTTCTGCACGAGCAGCACCTTGAACGGTGGTGGTAGCATCAACAACAGCCTTGCTAGCGCCAAGATCCACGTAGAAGCCGAATTGACGACTAGTCGGATCGTTGACAAAGGTCTGACCACCCAAACCGGCAGTGCCAGAACCAGCGGCAGCGCCATAGATAGCCTCAGAAATAGCCACACCGCGAAGGATTGCCAGCAGCGCGTCATGTTCGTCTTGAGCACGATGCTCAGCAAAATCACGACCGATCTTTGCCAGACCGTCGACTTGGGTAACAACCTTTTGCAGGTTAACCTTCGTGCCGCCATAAGTACGGACAGTCTTGATGTAACGAGCAAAGTCCGAGCTGTAGGTAGAGGGAGTACCAGCAGTCGGATCAGTCAGCGAAGCAACGTTGATGGTGGGGTTCATCGGCTTGAACCAGCGCATCTGACCGATGAAGGTTTCAGTGTTGGTGTCGATGTCAGGGTTCGACGGAGCAACAATACCTGTGCTCGTCAGCTTGCGTGCATTGGTGTAGGCCTCATCGGCGTACGTTCCAATTGCTTCCTGGAGCACGAAATTATCGGCACCAGCGAGATTGAGTTTTGCGGGCATAACTTACCTATTTCTATTTCGACGAATCTGCCCACTAGCGATACCTGCGAGAAGTTCCGCTTGAGGTAAAGCTGAAGCAGGTTTGTCATTGTTTGAACTACGACCTGAGCCACCGGTATTACCGGAGCCAGACGAATTTTTAGGTTTGAGCAGGAAGTCGTGCTCTTCACAGAAGGCTTTAACGACATCTTTGATACTCTTACCGTCAGCGCTTTTCCAAGTGCCTGCATCGTCCTTGACAAGCAAGTCGATCACAGATTTCTTGGCCATGCTCAAAGCTTTGGCATCACGAAAATCGAAGTTAGCAAGTTCAGCGGTGACATTCCCGTCGCGTTCGACAAGCATCAACCTCTGAGCGGCCACTTGAGCTTGCTGCTCTGCGGCACTACGAGCTTCCTCTGCGGCTTGTAGTCGCAGATTGGCAGCCTCCAACTCTTTTCCTTCAGCTTGAAGCCTTTCAGCCTCTCTTGCAGCAGCTTCGTCTTTGAGCTTCTTTAGATTCTTGGCATGCTCATCGCGCTCCCCATAAGCTTTGTCGAGATTGGCTTTAATCGGCTTCAACCTATCTTCAACTAACTTACCGGCAAGAGCTTTTACAGCAGCTTTTTGATCATCAGTCAGACCTTCAATATCGACATCAAAGTCATCGGAAGATCCATTACTATTTCCAGGCATATTTTTTCCTTTGAGTACAACTCAATGTTTTTGGGAGCACAGCTCTCAGATTCTGACAGAACCTGGGTTTCCAGTGTTCTGGGTTAAATTAACGGGTTCTCAACCAACTCCGTACCATCCGTAATTGTTCTTAAAACCCGCCGGAACGGGTTTGAGAATATCATCCGTAGTTAGAATGTCTTCGATAGTCATTAATCTACCGCCAATTTTTGACTTACCTGGCACAGGTATTAGACCTGATTCAATTGCTTCTTCGAGATACTTTTCATACAAGTCTTTAGGTAAGCCTCTTGCTAGCATCTCATCCAGAGTCATACGGATAACATTCTTAGACATCACCTCTGCATAGATTTTGCGAAGAGCCTGGCGGGCCTTAAGCATGTCAGCAGCGTTTGCAAAGAAGGCATCATGAATTGTCGACGTAGGAACGTTGTTAGCTTTACCCCACTGGTGAAACTTCTTCACAATCACAGCATCGTTAGAATGGTTTCCATTAACAGCAAAGGCAGTACGCGCTTTAGTAGCGTCTGCGATGTCGTTGAACTTACCTTCCTTATTCGCCAGCTCTTCCCACCAAGTACTGGTAGTTTTCTGGGGGACTTGTAGGATGTTGTTCACCCACTCGCCCTCAGGATTCTTGTAAACAAGCCTTTCTTCAAAGACCTGAGTAAAGTTTTGTTCGATTGTGTTGCCGTCAAAGTTAACCCAGGGTACATGCGTCCAGCTTTTAGGAAGTTTGTTAGCCTCCAAAAGCTCTAGCTCGAGCAGCTTAGTTTCGTCAAGAAGTTTACCCTTACGCAAATTCTCCCAAGAAATATCGGCGGGGTTTACAATACCAAGCTTAAAAAGCTTTACACCTGTTTTACGTGTTTCAGGAGATTGTACACCATAAATCAGTTCTTCAAGATTGCCGCCAGGTTTCCAGAAAGAGTATCTTGATAGCAAACTTTTGAATACGCGGTCACCGGACTTCAACCCTAAAGTCTTCAGCAGCCAGCTTGGAGGTTTTGCACCTATTTCCTCAGAGCCTCTCAAACGCAACTTGAATACAGCCGTCCAGTCGAAAGCAGACTTTGATGGTTTAGCATTTGCTAGGAAGTCTTGCGCAAGTCTTCCAAAGTACCTTGTGAAGTCTTTGAGAATCGGTACTTGTACCGACAGATACTCGCTCATGATTTTAGCAATGGCTTTAAAGTCATCTGGCGTTACAACTCGGTCGTAAGACCTTGTCATCTTTTCAACCAGATCCTTAGTTTGAGGCTGAAGGAACCAAAGTTGTTCCATGAGATCGTCGCCAGGATCAATACCCTTGTTGAAGACATCTCGGATATCAGCTCTCAACTGCTTCAACTCTTCAGCAGTTTCTGGATCAAACTTCTCGTAGCGAGCGGCTTGCGCGGATATTTCATTAAGCACTGTATCTCTGTCGGTAGCCGTTACAACCAGTGTGCCAGCGTCCTTGGACAGTACCTTTCCAAGCTTACCTTCAACATTCATAATGCCAGTGCGTTCGCCAGCACCGTAGAATGTAACCATATTCTGAGCTTTAGCAGCTTTACGCAAGTCTTTCTCAGATAACCCTAACTTAAGGTTTAGCGTTTTGAAACGCGGGTCATCGAAAGTAGACGCGGCAATTTCGTCGTACAAACGCCGCTTTTGATTCGTCGGGACAACATTGCTTAGCTCCGCAAGCTGCTTATTACGTGTTGTAAGCGCGATGATCTGAGCACCCGAAGAGGAGGCATCTTGTTCAAGTGCTAGGGCTGTTTTATACTGCGTGAGCCTCTGAAGACTACTAGGCGAGTAGTCACCGCCAAGAAATGTGTCAAGCTTAGCCAGTTCGATAGCGAATCTGTAGAACTTCCCGATGTCCTCGCCATCGATTTCTTGAGCAAGCGGCGACTCCAATACAGCTCTCACATCACCAGGTTTACCACGAATCATGTGGTTACCTATCTTGACAAGCTCTTCCCGATGCATTTTAGCAATTGCTTGACGTCCAGGAATCGTAAGCGAATTGTGAGGGCCTTCAAGTTTATCGCTTAGACCACCTATAAACGCACCGACTTGGTCTTGTAGATTCTCGAAGTCATCCGCGCTGAAGTTTCGCTCGTGAGCTGTGTTTAAGAAAGGACGGAAGGTCTCACCAGACTGTGGCGAGATCAAGCCACGATCATAAACACGGCCGCGATGGTCGACAAAAGCGTGATTACTAAAAGACTTGTTGCCGCCGACAAGCCATTCCATAGCCTTGAAGCGCTCGTACGTATCTCCTCTAGCGCTAATGTACTTCCGATACTCATTAAGATCATTGAAGTACTTAGCCTTGCCCTTATCGTCTTCGAAATAGAGTAGCTTTTTAATGAAGCCATAGTAATCCTCATCGATTCGATATTGTGTCTCTGATGCCCAGTTAAGGGCGTCCACTAAGGATTCTTCTACGAATTCCTCCGGGAAGTCACTGAAGCTACTAGTACTCGTTATCGGGATGCGAGTGTCCTCATAACCAAGGAGCCCGCGATCGATAAAGTACGTCTTGTAGCCCTTACGGAATACCAAACGATTTTTAGGATCTGTTACGCTTACACGAAGACCCAATTCTACGCTTCTTTGAAGCTTCACATACTCCTGAATTCGAGGATCCGTGACCCTGATGTTCATGGACAGCGTGTCGTAGTAAGGACCGAAGTAAGCGCCACTCAAACGACTCTTCATACGACGTTTTTGAACACCAAAAGTTTCAAGCTTGAAAAGTTTGTTTACGTTTTTAGCGTCAAGTATGTCCAAGCCTAGCTTGTACCAATCCCTACGCGTGCCTGTGTAGTTGGCGGAGTTGTACAAGTCTCTACCTAGTTGCACTGCCAACTGGTCTCTGTCAATACCATCAGAAGATGCTAGACGATTCACAAACCGCAAGTAGAAACCTTGTAGGTCTCTCTCCTGCAGTCTATTCCAGATAATCGGATGCTTCTTGAGCAACACGACATCGAATATTGAGCGCATTTCTTCCGAGATCTTCGGGGCCGTCTTGTCTTCCCACTTGTTGCGATCACGGATGAATGAAATGAAGTTGTCGTGAATGTCTTGTAGCGAAGTAGGCCCTAGCACAGGATCTGTGTAATTCATCGACTCCAGACGCTTGAGAACGTCAGAATCTCTACGAATGTTAGTCTCAATTGCGCTAGACACGTTCATTACGTCAAACTTTATCTGACTTTGAGCAACAGCTTTGAAGTTGGCCCAGCTTTCACCATTCTTACGAAAGCGCGTGAACACAATTCGAAGATTGTCGGCAATAACCGCCATCTCATTCATGCTCATACGTCCGTCTAGCTCGGCCACAAAGCTATTTATGAATTCCTTGTCGCGCTCGGTAAGCTCCTCAGCTTCCTTGACCAGTTTCAAATTGTTGTTTAAGACTGCCGCGTTCGGCTGATACAGACGTACATCTTCGTATCTACCGGTAATTGGGTTGAACTTCAGTTGATCTTCTCGTGGCGGCGAGCTTAGCACACGATTGCGCATTGCCCTCTTCACGTGAGGTAATGTGCCACGGTAGTTTGTCAGCGACAGCGTGCCGTTCAATTCGCCAGCTTGCAAGAGGTAGTAGTCTTTAAGCGTCTTACGAAGATCAGCATCTTTGAAGAAATCTTCAGGAGCCGTCGCCCACAAACGCATAGAATCCAATTTCGCTTTGGCGTTTGCAAACCGGACTGTATCGCCAGGCAGGGTGTAGGAGTCTTCAGAGATACTTCTGAGTTGTTTCAACGAGATGGAACGTCCCTCAGGATTTACGAACCGCTCGACTTCAAAGCCTCCAGAATTGAACAAATCGACGGCCTTGTAATTGCCAAGGTGTTTGAACTGCACCAGTCGAGGCTGTCTACGCAACCACATATCGTAAGACTCGCGCTCAGGAAGTAGTCCGTCGTAGAAAGCGATTTGTTTAGGAGTAAGCTTCTCGAAATTACGTCTACGTATCTGGCTTACACCTTCTAATTCAGCCATTTGCTCCCAGGATTTGAATACTGGAGTTGTCCTGGAACGGCATCGAAAATGTGCTGGCGGTAACATTGCAGTGTCGCCAACATCAAATATTTTACCGTCACGAAATACGCAAACGGGTGTAGTTTTACTGTCCAGCACAGAAACGTACTGCCAACCCTTCAGAGCTTGTTTGTTAGCCTCATAAACAGCATTGTCGGCCTGGTTAGTGACGCTTGTCACAGCGGTTGTAACCAAAGCTCTGGACTGGTTACGCGATATGTTCAGAACGTTACCACGACGCACCTCAAGCGCTATTTCATCAAGCGTCTTATTCTGAGAGATACCTCTACGTATTACAGCCTCTAGCCGCTTCTTTTCTTGCACAGAGAGATTAGCCCAACCACGTGCAAGCGTCATCTCCTCATAAAGAGGGCGTTTAAGGACAACTTCTTGAGCGACCGCCTTATCTGGGAGCTTAGGTTTCCAGATCTTACCTATGGATGCTTCTACTGTTTGGTAGGCAAAGCTCATCTGAGCCTTGAATAGCCCCACAAACTCTCGTTCGGTAAGCGACTTTAAGTTCGCGTACACAGAGATGCTTTGGTCTTCCAATCTCTGTAATAGACCGTCAAGCTTCCGAGGAGTGTTTACAGCACCTTCCTTTATCAGCTTCTCGACGGCCTTTTCGTGTGAATCAATTGCAAAGCCAACTTTATTATGCACATCTTGTTCAAAAAGACGTAGCATTGCGGCTCTGTCAACCACCTTATCATAAGCTAGCGTATTTGCGTTTGACATTTATTTCTTCTTAAGCTTCTTACCAATATGCTGCCCTATCTTTGAGGCGCCATAACCCATAGCTGCGCCTACCGCCGCTCCTGCCGGGATTGCGACTAACATTCCCAAAGGACCGGCAGTGGCTCCGCCTAACGCACCAAAGACACCCGAGCCTACAGCCGAGGAAACGGTGTGGCGTTTACTTTGACGCGAATCCCCATGCGCGCCTAAATAAAGACCGGTGCCAAGACTACCAAAGGGAACTAACGTACCTACCGCGCCTAACCTCGCGCCACCTCTACCACCGGCAGCGTTCTTGTTCCCAACCGGTGCTCCTTGTTTAGCCATATTAAACCTCACCTTCGTTGCCTGCTACCTTCTGTAGCGTTGTTTGAACAGACACTTGCCTTGTCAGCGTTTCTGAGATGTTCTTGTCAATCTCTACTTGACCCACGGCATCATCGTAATCCGGCGGTACAAGATCATTCTGCTTGAGCAAAGCCAGCCACACAGATCTCGGAATCAGATTCTGCTGATACCACTCAGTGACTAAGCGCAACCAAGTATCGCCCAGCGGCGCCGGATTAAAGTCTTCGGACAGCTGGAACTCAACTTCATCAGTCGCAGGTAAGGTACCTGTTTTCCAGAATATCATGAAGCGAATGATTTGCTCCATTATTCTGCTGATCTTGTTAGCCAGCGAACCAATACGCGCAGTCTGAGAAGCGTTTCGTAGCTCAAGCGCGATGCCTGATTGATCAGTACTCTCAGGCGCCAACATCCGAATACCCAGTTTTGCCAGGTCCTCAACGTTACTGGCAATCGCCTTCTCCATGTCTGCAAGGGCAGCTGTCGGGGTGTCCAGAACACCAGCCTCGCTGCCTGAAGGCAATTTGAACCAGCTGCCCAGGCCTGCATCTACGATGTCCTTGAATTTCTCGTCCGAAATGTCGCCGACTACGTAAGGCGTGTACGTTGCTGCACCTAGCAACAGGTGATTACGACGGCTAAGCTTATTGTATAAAGCGACCTCTTTGTTGATGAACGACATCAGAAGCGGAGTCTGAATATCGATCTGACCATTCAGAGGCCATGCCGGGATAATTGTGACACGCTGGCCTTTGATCTTGATATTCTGATAAGTATCTTTAAGCCGAAACTCCGAGGTGGTTGCCTTAGGAGTCAACTTCTGACCATTAACAACTGCCACATTAGTGTTGGAAATTGACTCTAATTCATACTTACGAATCTGATAAAAACCCTCTACGATCTCATGCACAAATACGGTCTCAACCAAGTCTGGATGAAACTCGTTGTCTGGATTCTCTCTTTCAACGATTGTCTTGACCACAACTCGTTTGAGAATCTTACGACCATTAGCGTCGTTTCCAACAGCCCAGTTTATGACGTCCTCGGCCTTGTACAGAACAGGGTAAGGGTTTAGCTTAGATTCCTGCTCTGGAGTCAACTCACCATCAACCTTAGGGTAATCTACAAACACCCAGCAACGGCTTGTCTGCATTTCTTCCCAAAGAGCTGTGTCTAGAAAGGTGACCAGTGGCGCACCATCTTGACCAAACTCGTTTCTAATCCAATTCTGAATCTCTTTTGTTATGCTTGCGCCAAACTTAATGGTAGGTTCTTTACGTAAAAGTCCACCGATTATCATTCTGGCAAATTCGGTGGTAATGCCTGGAAACTCCGCTTCAGCCTTGTAGAAGTTATACTGAGGGTCCTGCATTGAAGGACTGAAAGGTATCAGCAAATTCGAGAAACCGAACCTGTCGATAGCCCCGTCAAAGGCCTTCACATAACTCTCGCCACCAAGGACAGCGCGAGCGCGAGACCAGGCTTTGACAATAGACTTGTACTCAGAGTTGGCGTCCTGAACTTTCTTTGCTTGGCTATTCGCACTCACCACTGTCATGGTTAGCTCCGAATCATCTTGTTGAACTCAGCGATCGAACCTTCAAAGATCCGGCTGGTGGTCAAGTTCACGGCCTCGATACCATCGGCAGTGGCTTTGATGTCCCAATTAGAGGGTACACGCTCGGCAGGATGCATCTGAGCAGTTTGTTGAACAGCTGCCTGCGCACTGCGCACAAGATCAATAAGATTCTGTGTGGGTGTATTGTCGGTAGCCGCTGTAGGTGCTTGATGCACCGTTGTAGTGTCTTCCACAACAGGTTTTGGAGCGACCGCTTCTTTAGTGACACTCGGGGTCATAACAGGCGTTTGTTCAGCGGTACCGTCAGGGCGCTTCGGCATTGCAATTTCGATTTTCGTATCCATTTGATTATTTCCAAAGTGTTGAAGGGGCGCATTGGCCCCATCGATTAACTAGCGGTTAAGGCTGCCATTTCGACAGTCGTTAGCTTGGTGGAGTAGTAGTCCACCGATTGGATCCACGAAGTAGAGTCCGTAGGAGGCGCTCCCAATTGCAGACGGTTAACCGTAGGGAAGCCAGTAGGAACAACAGCAGTACTGAGCACACCGCGATGAGCAGTTTGCAAATAACCCGCAGAGTAACTCATGACACGCGTGGCGGGCTTACCGTCAGCGATAACAGGCGTACTAATAGAGTTATCTCCAGTAGCCACGTTAGCAACAGCTGCTGCCGAACCGGAACGTCCGTGGAAGGCTGGATCGGGGCTGGTTAGCGCGTAAATACCGAAGTTATTCTGCAGAGAAGCCGTTGTAGGCCCATCGGCAAAAGCAACAAGACGCGGCCAAGAGTTGCGTGCGCCTCCCTTAGACACTTGAGTCTCGCCCTTTACAACTACTGAACCTTCAGCAGGGTTAAACCAACCACTAAACCCAGTGACGACCTCCAGCGCATCGATACTACGCTGTCCAGGTGCACCGTTTGCAGCATTGGCAGTAACTCCAGTAGGGATGGGATTAGATGCTTGACGGCCTTTCTCAAGTTGCGCGACAGCGACCTCGATAGTGAAGTCAATATACTCGTTTGCAACAGGCGTGAACCGCAATTGTAGACGACCCTGGTTAACAGTAGCATTGGTCACTTGTTTACCGATGAACCAACGTTGTGCAGATATAGGTTTGTCGTCAATGGTCGCGATACTGTTGGCAGCGGCGTCCACGTAGGTGCCTGTGTTGTACATGATGTACTCAATGTTGGCAATACTGACGTTCTTCAAGGAGCCACCCGCCAACCTTGCAAACACAGAGCCCACCCAGTCTTCGTTAGTCACCACAACGTTCTGAGTGATCTGTTCAAAGGACAAGTTAATGCTGCCAGAGGCCGCTCTGCCAAAGAAGCGAATGGGGATAACCCGCATATTCTTCGACACTTTGGTCAAGCCGATCGCTGACGAGACACCTGCAGGGAGATCACGGTTCCAGTTAGTAGGAAGAGTACCAGGCACGCCAGGGGAGCCGCCAAAACCCATACCATTACGTATGATGTTGACGCGAGCGGGATCTCGAACGATGCCACGAACACGCCCGTTAGTCGGGTCGTAGTCGAGACGCGGAAGGACACGCTGAGTGCCGTAAGTGGGAATGTACTTAGGTGGTCGCTCCCAGATACCAGGCACAATCATCGGTTCGTACACGCGAATCGTGTCGTTAATGACAGTGCCTACAGCCAAACCAGGAATCATTAAGCGCGGGATAAGACGTCCTGCAGTTGCGTCAGTAATGTTAATGGCCTGAGACATCTGATAGGGCTTATCAGCAACTGCGGCTCCAAATGTGGGTGATAGTGTAAAGGCTGCTGTTAGATCATGGCTGGTTACAGAACTACCTCCAGCAGTAGTGGCGCGAAGGTTGCAGCCCCAAGAAACTGGGTTCGGGCTCTTGCTCAGAATACGCCGAGCTTTCAAGAAGAAGGTGTACGATTGCCCGTTAGCGGTCACGATTGCTGTGGGAACCGTTGCAAACGCGCCAAAAGCAATCTGGCTATATGCCGCAGTGACAGTCACAGTA